AGTCTTCCTCGTTCTAATTTCCTTGTTATTGACGAAGGATGGGGTTCTTTGGATGGAGACAACATAAGTAGTGTATTTAATCTGTTTACCTATTTAAAGGGGCAGTTTGAGTTCGTGATGGTTATCAGTCACTTGGATGTAATGAGAGATATGGTGGACGAGATTATAGAAATTCAAAAAGAAGGTTCTTTTAGTAAGATAAAATACACATCATAAAACATATTTAGATATATATTTATTATGTACCTGGTGTGTATTTATGGAAAATTCCGAAGAAAATCAAGAAGTTCAAGAAACCCTTATCAAAGCGGGTCTTCGTAAAGGATATTTTACACTCGTTGAGGGTGTATATGATCCTGGTATTTTAAAAGCAGTATTTCTAGCAGGTGGTCCTGGTTCTGGTAAATCTGCAACTGTTGATACTTTATTTAACTTTCCACCTGATGCAAAAAATTTATCACCAAGTGGACTAAAGATTGTTAATAGTGACCCTGCGTTTGAGATATTACTTAAAAAAGCAGGATACGATTTGAATCTATCTAAAATGGATGATGAAACATTTAGCAAAGTAACAAGTGATGATCCTAATAGCATTCGTTCCCGTGCGAAGAAAATTATGCTTAAACAATTTGAATTATTCAAAGATGGTCGTTTGGGTGTAATCGTTGATGGAACTGGTGATAATTACGATAAAATATCCAAGCAAAAGAAAGAACTAGAAAAACTTGGATACGATTGTTATATGGTGTTTGTAAATACAACACTTGATGTGGCACAACAAAGAAACTCACTTCGTAAAAGAAAACTTCCACGTAAAATAGTAAAAGATATTTGGACAGATGTACAAAAGAACCTCGGTAAATTTCAAGGGTTATTTAAAAGTAACTTTGTAATTGTAGATAATTCAGAAGATACTCGTAGTAAAACAAAACCAGGTAGACTAGAGTTAGTTCCTCGTTTAATGAAAGAAGTTGCTAGATTTATTTCTAAACCAACTAGAAATCCAATTGGAAAGAAATGGATAAAGATGATGATGGCACACGACAAACTGAGTAAGAGTGGAGATAAACGAAATCGTATGAACGAAGAACTTGACATGGTAGAAATGGAAGATGTGGTTTTACCTATGGATTTAGAACGACATCTAACTCGTTCAATTTTTGTAATCAAAAAGTTTAATTTAAATGAAAGAAGAAATTTAGCAGTTTTATCACGGTTAGTAGAAAGTTTGGAATTAGATAGAAATCAAGTAAACAAATATTTTCATAAAATAAGAACATTAAAATTTAAGGGAGAAAAATAATGTTTGACAATCTTTTTGACGAACTAATTCTTGAAGATAAACTCGGTGAAACTTGGAAACTTGAATTAGCACCCAATCATACGAGATATAGTTTTTCGTCAAAAAAATCAGGAAGCGAAAATTGGGCAAAATCACTTGCGAACAAAATATCAACTAAAGAAAAAGAAGATTACAAATTTATTGGAATTTATAGTGAAGGAGACACAACAGAGGGACCTATTGTAGATGGATATATCTTTCATTGTACAGACGAGTACCTTAGTAAAGTTCCACATCTACATCGTGAAAAACGAAAAGCCTGCAAAGCACACATAAAAACAGGAAAAGTAATTGAATACTTTGAAGATTGACATGAGTAAAATTAAAGAATATAAAAAATACAAAGATGATCCTTTTTGGATGAAGTCAAAATATGATGGTGTTTCTGGTGAACAAAGATTACCCGTTCAGAGAAGACTTAGAAAAGGTGGAGTTAAATTTAAAAAAGGAGATGAAATACTTTATTTCCCAAAAGGAAAAGTAATTTTAGTAGGAACAGAAGCAGAACAAGCATACAGAGATTTTCAATCTGCAGCTGCAGATGAAGATTTTTATATGTCCCAATACGAGGAATCTAAAATGGAAAAAACAAACGAAATCAAAATAACAAGTCAAGAATACAAAAAGGCAGTAAATTTTATGTCGGGGTTGCATTCAAGTATTCTAAAAGCAAAAGATAAGGTTATTTCATTTTTATCAAGAAAAGGATTTGATGAAATGGCAGATCATATATCGAGCATGGATAAAAGAGAATTTAATAGATTCGTTCAAGGCAAGGTATTTGAAGAAAAATTAAGAACACAAATCAGAAGTATTCTTACCGAGTTATTAAAATCTAAATGAGTGATGATTTCACAAATAAGTTATCTGAGTTTTTGGTAGACGATTTACTAAACGAAGATAGCAACATACGAAAGGTAATAGGAATTTACCCAGGTAGATTTCAACCCGCCGGTGTGCATCACTATAAAACCTATAAATGGTTGGATGGTAAATTTGATAAAGCATATGTAGCAACTAGCAACAAAACCGATTCCTCTAAAAGTCCACTGAGTTTCAAAGAAAAGAAAATGATATGGACAAAGCATAAAGTAAAAAATGTAGTTCAAGTAAAAAATCCATATGTGTGTGACGAAATACTTAAAAAATATGATCCCAACACAACTGCTGTAATTTATATATTCGGAGAAAAAGATGCGGGTAGATTAAAAACAACAAAAGCAGATGGTTCTCCTGCTTATTATCAATCGTATGAAAAAAATAAAAACAATTTAAAACCATATGGAGAGCATGGATATTTTATTGTTGCTCCTCATGTAAGCATCAAAGTTTTGGGTAAAGAAGTAAGTGGAACCCGAATTCGTGAACTACTTGGAAGTCCAAAATATTCCGATGACCAAAGAAAAAAAGCATTTGAAGAATTGTTCGGTTGGTACGATGAAAAAATTTACGATTATTTAACAAAAAAGTTTGCAACCTTATTTGAGAACGAAGAGATATTTGAAGGATTCTTAACAGAGTATCCAAATTTTAAAAAGTTTGTAAACAATATACCAACATTATTAAGTGAAGTAAGTTCAATTGCAAGTCAAGGTCTTCCGTTTGTAGACGATGGACCTAGTATGTTTTATCCAGGTAAATCATACGAAGGATATACCAACAAACGAGCACAACAATTGGGATACGATTTGCTTGATTATGTAGTAGGAAAACATGGACTTGGTCGTAACGCAGATTATCGTGAGTGGGGAAAATACGCAGGACCAGTTCCGGCAGTAAGTTTTTATCCTGCGGGTGATATAGATGCAAAAACACCAATGAATCAAATTGATACTGAAGCATCTAAAACTGCACATCAACAATGGGTTGGATTTATCAATGGAATTGCGGAAACTGCCGGATATAAACTTGTAGATTTTCTTGGTTCTGAAAAATCTGTTCGTAAAAAAGACGAACAGGGTGACGAAGATTTAAAATCAGGTAATACTATTGATACTAACAAATTAGAAGATGGTGAAGAAATAGACAAAGGTGTAGAAGGTCATGCTATCAACGAAGAATTATTGACAGAAGGAGGTGCAGCTGGTCATATGAGCCATCCTTTTGATGACCGTGATTTAACATTTGCTGATTTAAAAGAAATGATTCGTAGGTCGTTGTCGGGTGAATTAAATGTTGAGAAAGAAGTTACTGAAAAACTTGACGGACAAAATCTTATGTTTTCTTGGAAGGACGATCAGTTGGTGGCTGCTAGAAATCAAGGACATTTAAAAAACGCAGGTGCGGCTGCTCCTAATGTAAAAGAATTTGAAAGTATATTTGCTGATCGTCCTGAGAATATTCGTGATGCTTTCGTAGGTGCGGTTACTGATTTAGAATCTGCTATATCTAAATTAAGTGAGAAGCAAAGAAACAAAGTATTCAAAGAAGGTGAACGTTTTATGAATATAGAGGTAATGACACCCGCAACTCAAAATGTTATTCCTCAGAATGTAGATATGTTGGTATTTCACGGAACACAAGCATATGATTCCGCAGGAAAAGCAGTAAGTGAAGATTCCGATGGAAACGATATTACCGCAGAATTAAAAGACTCTGCTAGAATGCTTAAAGGTATGTTAAAGCAAGTAAATGCAGATGTTCAAAAAAGATATTCATTAAATGCACCGATTGTGGTGGAACTTCCTAAAAGTAAAAGTTTTGGTGATTCGTTTTCAAAATATTCTGCAATGCTTGATAAACTAAAAAAGAAATTTAAATTAAAAGACAACGATAAAGTGATGAAGTATCACGATGCTTGGTGGAGAGATTTATTAAATAAACAACAAAATAAATCAAAAGAAATTTTTCCACCAAAAGTATTTGAAGCATTGATAGGTCGTTGGGCATATAATGACAAATCAAATAAAATTACCACAATTCGTATGGATTTAGAAAAACAACCTAAATTAAAAGCATGGGTTAATAAATTTGATAAAGAAGATTTAGTAAAACAATTTGAAGAAAATATGTGGCCATTTCAATTTATCTTTTTGAAATTAGGTGCAGAAGTTCTTCAGAATGTAAAAGGATTCGTTGCGGCTGGTGGAAGTGGTGATATAGCAAAAGCACTTGATAGTCATGTTAAAACACTTGAAGGCAAGAAACTAAATTCGGTGGAATCACCTGATAAGTTTAAAAAAGACATGGAGAAACTAAATAAAAATCTTGCTCGTTTAAATGCAATCGGTGGAAGTAAATCAATTGCACCAACCGAAGGTGTTGTATTTCAATACAAAGGTGGAACATATAAACTAACAGGTACATTTGCTCCTATAAATCAAATTATGGGAATAATGAGGTTTTAGCAATGGAAGAAAAAAAACTTTCAATCGCAACCAGAAGAAAGTTGGCAAGAGTCGCAAAAAGAACTGCGAAAAAACGACAACTAAAACGTAAGTTAATGGCAAAAAGACCAAAGACGGGTGAACGATTAAAAAAGGCCGCACAAAAGGCTGCCAAGAATGTATTGGTAAAAAAGATGACCGGTGGAAAGTCTTATTCCGATTTAAGCATAACCCAAAAACAAACACTTGATAATAAATTAAAACCTGCAATTATTGCAAGAGTAGCAAAAAAAATGTTACCAAAAGTTCGTGCGAAAGAAAAAGAAAGATTAAAGAAAATGAGACAAAAAACAGATGAACAATTTGGTGTAAGCAAACATAAAGTAGGTGGTGGTGAAATGAATGTATCTGGTGTAAATAAAAATGGTAACATAGAACCATTAAAATTTGATAACAAAGAAGATGCAAAAAAACACTCAAAAGAAGTTGGTGGTAAAATAATTCAAGATGCAGATGGTACTTATTATGTGGAGTTTACAAAAATAGATGGACCTGTTAATAAGACTTTAAAAATGGAAGATAAAGAAAAAGAAGAAAATTTAAAAGATTTAAAATCAATATTAGATGTTGCTAAAATGCTTAGTGATAAAAGTTCATATTTTAAAGGACGTGGTAGCAAAAAAGAATATATTAAAATGCTTGTTCATAAAATTAGAAAATTGTCTGAATCAAAGAAACAAAAATTAATGACAAGAATGGACGCATATAATAAGGTTAGAAAACCTACATTACCTAAAAGTCGTCCAATGCAAAGTAAAAAGAAATATAATCGTGCTGACTTTAAAAAAGGTAAATATGATTAAACTCAATGGAAAGTTTTATTTAAAATATAACGAAGTTGAACGAGAAATATCTAATGTAGCAAGAAAGTTCCGTACATCACATCGTGCAGTTTTACCTCAACAAGTAACTTATTTAGATAGAGAATTTGTACTCGCACTACAAGATGAAGCAAAAAATCTAACATTAGTGTGTGGTTATTTATTTAGTAATAACGAAGAGTATTGCTCATCAAAGCAAGTTATACAATGTGCACATGGTAGATCAAGAAAAGAGGAACATTGTTCTTCTCAATTAAGATTTATGCAATATGATTTAAGTGATCAGCAACGAGAAAAATACAGAAATTTATATCTAAATTATTTGGTTAATGTTTTTTTAGATGAATGTATAAAAGATTTTGAAAAATTATCTTGATAATAATTGACAAATAACGTTTTAAGTGTATTATTGATAATATGGCTAAAATGGATAAAGATGATTTGAAGTACGTGATTAAACGTTCACGTAAATTATTTCAAGGAGAAGAACTTCCAAAAGTTCATGGTTACGAAGGTGAAGTTGAAGACTTGGTAATTCGTCAACCAGGAGAAGTTTGGACAGACAAAGACGGAAAAGAATGGAAGCAAGTTGGTGCTAATTCAAAAGTAAGAACCGAAACTTTGATGGACAAAGTTAGAAAGAGTTTACGAGAAGCACCTAATTGCCCGAAGGAAATGTGCTCCGTAGATCCATCTAAATATTTAGATAAAAGAATGCTTGCAAAACGAGGAATGTGCTTTGAGTGTGTCCAAGAGTTTGAGCAAAAACTAAAAGAAGACGGTACGTATGAAGCATATGAAAAAAAGACTATGCTTGAAAACGAACTTAGTTTTTTATTGGACACCAAAACAAAGTTGGTAGAATCAAAAGAATATATTACACATGATCCTAAATTTTTAAATGAAGATGGTTCACTTGAACAATGGAATATCCCAAATAAAGATCAAGTAATGGGAGATTTGGAAAAGGATTTAGAAGAACTTGAAACTCGTTTAAAAGAAGTTGAAGATAACCTACAAGAATATGCTGACATGACTTTTTAAAAGTTTCAACGATACCTTGAAACTTTTTATATTATAGAAAATCTAAATAAATATATATTTATCCTTTAATGGCAGGTAATGAAAAAATTCCATTAAGGGAAATAATAAAGCAAGAATATACTGAATGTTTGAAATCTCCTGCATACTTTATGAAAAAGTATTGCAAGATTCAACATCCAACACTAGGAACAATTCCATTTGCTTTATACGAATTTCAGACCAAAACATTAGAAAGTTTTCGTGACGAACAATTTAATATTGTATTAAAAGCAAGACAAATGGGTATATCCACACTTGTATCTGGATATGCATTGTGGTTAATGACCTTTTTTACAGATAAATCTATTTTGTGTATTGCTATTAACCAAGAAACTGCAAAAAATATTGTTACTAAAGTAACCCATATGTCCGAACATTTACCAAGTTGGTTACGAAGTGAGTGTACGGAAAAAAACAAACTCAGTATGCGTTTTAAAAACGGAAGTAATATTCGTGCAGCTTCAAGTAGTGTAGATGCTTCTCGTTCGTCATCATTGAGTTTACTTATCGTGGACGAGTGTGCGTTTATTACAAACATGGAAGACATATGGACTGCATCGCAATCTACAATTACAACGGGTGGTCGTTCTATTCTATTATCTACTCCAAATGGTATCGGTAATTTTTTCCACAAAACTTGGGTTGGTACTATGGACGGATCAAATGACTTTAATCCAATCAATTTGCATTGGTCATTGCATCCTGATAGAGATCAAAAGTGGAGAGATTTACAAACAAAAGTTCTTGGTGAAAAAGACGCAGCCCAAGAATGTGATTGCGACTTTATCAGTAGTGGTCGTTCAGTTGTAGATGCGAGTTTAATTGAGTGGTACAAATCCACAATGATGAAACAACCTGTGGAAAAACGAGGTGCAAATAAAGAATATTGGATATGGGAATATCCAAATCATAATAAAGACTATGTGGTTGCGGCCGATGTTGCACGTGGTGATGGTCGTGATAAAAGTGCATTTCATGTTTTTGATGTGGAAAATGTAAGGCAGGTTGCTGAATTTAAAGGTGAAGTAGAAACAAAAGACTTTGGTAATTTGCTAGTAGCAGTAGCAAGTGAGTTTAACGGAGCATTGTTGGTGGTAGAAAACGCAAATATTGGTTGGGCAGTATTGCAACAAATTATAGACAAAGGATATAGCAATTTATATTACACACAAAGAGATTATCAGTACATAGATGAGTTTTCACAACATACAAATAAACTAAATCGGATGGAGAAAAAACAAGTACCTGGTTTCACAACCTCGATTAAAACTCGTCCACTTATTATCAGTAAGATGGAAAGTTATGTTCGTGAAAAAGAAGTTGAAATACAATCCGAACGAACACTTGATGAATTATTTACATTTGTGTGGAATGGTCAAAAGGCAGAAGCAATGCAAGGATATAACGATGACTTGGTTATGAGTTTATGTATTTCATTGTGGGTTCGTGATACTGCATTAAGATTTAGATCAGAAAACGTTCAATCACAAAAGTCATTATTTGATTACATGGGAAGTACAACAAATTTAAATGTTGGAGAAAACTTTGTAAAGTCTGGATTAAAAACAAATCCATACGAAATGAAAAATCCACACGGTGGAACAGAAAACCTAGATTGGTTATTACAATAGGAGATTCATATGAAAATGTCAGTAAATATATTATTATCAACAATGTTATTTTTTAGTGGTGGATGTGCCACTCAATCATTTTTACCAACGCAAGGAATTTATACTGAATCCACATTTGAAACATATAATCAAGTAGAAAATGTTGTAAATAAAATTAAAATCGGTAAAACAAGATATTCTGATTTAGTTAAAATGGGACTAGATTTAGAAAAAATACCAAATGTAAAAAAACTAACTTATTTAGATGTTATGACTAAATTTAAGTTGGATAGTCCATCTAGATATACAATTTTCAATGATATAGAATTACCTGAAGGTGTATTAAAAACATTATCTGCACGCGAAAACGGATTAGCATATGAAATTAATTTAGAAAGAATTACAAATCAAAGAGAAGGAAGTTTAATTTTAGATATGCTTAATTTTAGAAAAAATGTTCATATAACTGGGTGGAATATTAGTGTTTTAATATTAATTGTAAATGACACTGTAGAATATGTTTTGTATTCGGGTGAAAAGAATATAAACAAACGTGAACGTGAAAAGAATCCACTTGGTCCGTTTCAAGGTTTTGATGGTGGTGATATTGTAGGAGCTGCAAGTGAGTTGAACTAATATATATTTGTTTGACAATAAGTTGTATATATTTTACAATCAATCAATTAATTTATAAGGTTATATCATGGCAGACGAAACAAGAAGCAAAAAACTATTGCGTGGACTAAAAAGATTATTCTCTACTGATGTTGTAGTACGCAATGTTGGTGGAAAAAAACTTAAAGTAGTTGATACTGATAACATTCAACATTCTTCTAAAACTAAAGATAGATACGGAAGAATGCACACTTTGTATAGTGATTATGCAAGTAAATACAATAATATAGGATTTCAAACTGCAAGACTTGAATTATTTTCCGACTACGATACAATGGAAAATGATCCAATCATTGCAAGTGCGTTAGACATATATGCAGATGAATGTACAACTCGTAGTGAGTTTGGTGATGTTCTTCGTATTACAAGTCACGATTCAAATATTAAAGGAATTCTTGAAAATCTTTTTTATGAAATTCTTAATGTAGAATTCAATTTGTGGGGGTGGACTCGTAATATGTGTAAATACGGAGATTTTTATCTTAATTTAGAAATTCAACCTGAATATGGAGTTTTAAATGTTAGACCAATTTCTACTTATGAAATTTCTCGTATTGAAGATTTGGATCCAGAAAGACCAAATTATGTAATGTTTAAACAAGAAGGTTCAAGCAATGAAACATATGAAAATTATGAAATTGCTCACTTTAGAATGTTGGGGGATAGCAACTTTCTTCCTTATGGTAAAAGTGTAATAGAACCTGCACGTAGAACTTGGAAGCAACTTCAACTTATGGAAGATGCTATGCTTATTCATCGTGTTATGCGAGCACCTGAAAAACGAATGTTTTATATTGATATTGGTAACATCCCACCAAATGAAGTTGATAATTTTATGCAAAAAGCAATCAATAAAATGAAAAAAGTTCCTTTTGTTGATGAAAAAACTGGTGACTATAATCTTAAATTTAATCTTCAAAATATGACTGAAGATTTCTTCATGCCAGTTCGTGGTGGTGATAGTGGTACTCGTATTGAAAACCTTGGAGCAATGACTTACGATGGAACAGACGACATTGAGTATTTGAAGAATAAAATGATGGCTGCTCTTAAAGTTCCCAAAGCATTTCTTGGATACGATGAAAGTATAACGGGTAAAGCAACACTGGCTGCGGAAGATATTAGATTTGCTAGAACCATAGAAAGAGTACAACGAATAGTTATTAGTGAATTAACCAAAATTGCAATCGTACACTTATACTCCCAAGGTTATACAGATGCAAAACTTGTAGATTTTAGTCTTCAATTAACTAATCCATCTACTATTTTTGAAGAAGAACGTATACGAATATTCAGTGAGAAGTTAAATACTGCACGTGATATGGTAGATGCTAAGATGTTTTCTAAAGAGTGGATTTATGATAATATATTCAATTTATCTGAAGACGAACAAGAAGAAATACGAAATAACTTTGTTGATGATGCGAAAGAATTTTATCGTCTTGAAGCAATTCAAAATGAAGGTACTGATCCCGCTGATCCTAATGCGGCTACTGATTCTGAAGAAGGTGGTGAAGAGACCTGGGGGTTCGGTAAGTTTGAAAACATGACAGATGAAGAAAAGGCAAGAGTAAAAGAGCGAGAAAAAGAAGAAAAGAAACGCAGAAATGCGGACAAAGAGTACGATCACCCCGATGATAGACCTATGGGACGTGATCCACTCGGCCGAGATGAAAGAAAAGTATCTGGTAGATCATGGACAGAAAGTCCTCTTAAATTAGAGTCTGATCTACAAAGGTTAGATAAATTTTTGAATAAAAACTCAAATAAACCAATTCAAAAGAAAAAGCAGATAATATCTGAGTCTAAGGAAAAACTAGATCTTAAAAAAGAACTCAATGATATAATGAATGATGATAACTCTAAAATAGAAGAATCAAAATAACAAATATTTTAAGAAAAAAATCAATAATTATATTTATATCCATATTTATGTTTGTATACATTTTATCTAGATAATAATTTCACGTGAAAAAATTAAAGCACAGTAAGTTTAAAAACACAGGAATTCTGTTTGAGTTACTCATCAGACAAATTACTGCTGATATACTTGATAGTAGTGAATCTCCTGCCAATAAGTTGGTAAAAAAATACTTTGCTGAAGATACTGATTTGGGAAAAGAACAACGTTTGTACCAAGTATTACTTGAAGAAACATCCAAAACCGAAGGTTCTGCATATAAACTCGTAGATGCGGTTGTAACTGAGCATAAGAAACTTGATAGTAAAGTTTTATCTCGTCTTCGTTATGAATTAGTTAAAGAAATGAAAGATGTGTATCCAATTGATGATTTTTTCCGTTCTAAAATAAGAAACTACAAAACATACGCAAGCATCTATAAACTTTTTGAGGGAAGTAAAAACGATGTATTTTGTGATCCTCGTGAATTGGTTGAATCCAAACACACGATTGTAGGTGGGTTGTGTAGAACCAAAGTTGTTAATAACGAACTTGGTCAACTTGAAGATTATGCTCAACATAATGAAGATTTAAGACTTATTTCATATAAATTATTAGTAGACAGATTTAATGAAAAATATAGTGAACTTAATGAAGATCAAAAGTTATTACTCAAGAACTATATCAATAACATTTCAAATACAAATAGTTTAAGAGAATATATCAACGAACAACTTCCTGTAATCAAGACTAAAATTAATAAATTGAGTACCAATGTTGATGATGATGTAGTTAAAATTAAACTTAAAGAGGTAACTACACAACTCAATAAAGTCAAAGAAGGTCGTGTGGTAAAAGATTCACAAGTTTCTGCTGTATTAATGTCGTATGAATTGATAAAGGAACTTGAAAAGAATGAGCAACCAACGAAATAAACTAAAGCAGTTAATTCGTTCAGTTTTAGAAGAAATGGTTTCGGACGAAGATTCCGACATTTTTGAAATAAATACAACGGGTAACATTGAAGGTTATCAAACTCCTCATGCGTTTGCAGGCACAGACGAAGATGAGCATAAAAAACGCATAAAAGATAAAGCGGAAGTATTTGATTACAAGTCCACAGAAAATAAAAAAAGCAATACGGTAAAATTGAATGAAGGTCGTAGTCTATATCATTTATTTCGTGATCATCCTGATTTAACACCAAAGCAAAAAATAGGTGTAACTATGAGGCAAGTTAATAAAAACTTATCCGAAGTTGAAAAATTTTTAAATGTTGCATCAAAATTTAAAACAGAAAATAGTGTATCAAGTAATTCTTATTGGAAGACTACACGTAAGTATCTTTTAAAATTAGAAGAAAAAATACAAAAAATAAATCGTAAACTTAAAGAATTAAAGTAATGAATATTGACTTTAAAGATTTAGAAGATAAAGAAGAAAATGATCCTGTTTTAAACGATTTTAAACATTGTATTAAGAAATTTGCACTGGCCGCAAAAAATTTATCAAAATCTTCCGAAGGAAAAAAACTTCCTGCTGAACATTGGTCGGAGATTGTTGGGTTAATTAAAAAGTCAAAAATAGCAGTTTCTATGATTGAACTTGGTATAGATGATATTGGAAGCTTTGCTGATAAAGCAGAACCCGATGAATTGGAATTAAAAAAGACAGGACCAATTACAAAGTCTGATGATGCAGAACCAACCACATCTGATGATTCAACTACTGCTCAATCCTCTGAACCAAAGCAACAACCTGTTGCTAAACCAGACCCCGAACCTGACGACGAAGAAGACGAAGACGAAGAAGACGAGGAAGTAAACGAGGACGCAAAATCAAAATCACAACAAAGATTATTTGGAATGGTACACGCATACAACAAAGGGGAGTTGAAAAAAAGAGATGTAGACGCAGATTTGTACTCTAAGATAAAAAAGATTGCAAATGGAATGACTGATAAAGATACAAAAAAACTTGCAAAAACTAACCATGATGATCTTCCTGAAAAAGTTCCAACTGACGAATATCATGATACACTAAATCATTTAAGCATTTTACTTGCTGAAGAAAATTTTGATAAGATAGAAGGATCGGAAAGTGGATTTACAATAGAAACTAATGGAAGATCACACACAATTGAATTTGACCAAAATTTCTATTTAAAGTCGGATATATACAAGTTCGATCTTGGTGATGATTATGATTTAAAAGAAGTAGTTGATACATTTAAAGGTTTGATAAGACATTCTGATAGAATTTTAAAGAAAGAATACGAAACATTGATTAGATAATTCCTTAGAAAAACTCTAATAAATAAAAAATATGTATATACTTATTTAATAATATGGGAAAAAAATTATTAGTTACTACAATGCCGTTTGAATTCACTCCTGAGCAGATAAACGAAAGTATAGAAAAAAATTCAGGACGTCTAATTGTTCAAGGTATTCTACAAAAAGCATCAGAACAAAATCAAAATGGTCGTGTATATGAACGATCATTACTTGAACGTGAAGCAACTAAGTACAACGAGTTAATAAGTGATAGAAGAGCTCTAGGTGAACTTGATCACCCAGAAAGTAGTGTTGTTAATTTACAGAATGTAAGTCATAATGTTACTAAGATGTGGTGGGAAGGTGATAGTTTACTTGGAAAAGTTGAGGTACTTGGTACACCATCTGGAAACATTTTAAAAGAACTTTTTAAAAGTGGAATTACACTTGGAATTAGTTCTCGTGGAATGGGAACAACCCGTGAACACGAAGGAAAGACCTTAGTAAATGATGATTTTGAATTGGTTGCGTTTGACTTTGTAAGCAATCCATCTACACGTGGTGCATTTCTTGAACCTGTGAATTTAAATGAATCAGTTTCATCTGACAAAAAAGTAATTACAAATGGTCGTGTATGCACACAATACTGCAAGGTAGAAGGAATTATTCACGAAATATTAGGAGAAATAGGAGACTCAAAATGAGCAAAAATTCTAGTATAAAACGAGTTTTAAAAGAAGCAATCCTTGAAGTTCTTAACGAAGAAAAAGAATTGCTAAAAGAGTATGATCCAAAAACTGATAAATTTTCAGATGAAGGGTTATCAACTGAGCAAAAAAAACTTGCTTCCGAAAAAATATCTAAATTTGGAAAGTATCAAAGATTCATTGCTTTAGAAGCAAGAGACCTGGATGTTGCGGAAGATATTTGTAATATCGTTGAAAATGCGTCTCACTGTATTTTGAACGAAACAGATGATTGGTTCGATGGAATAAGTGTGAAACGAAATTTAAAAGAAATAAAAACTCTTGCAAAAGACTTTTATAAGACTGCAAAGGAACGTCAAGTTTACACACAAAGAATGCAAAGTCTTTACGAAGATATGGGTAATATTCTTAATAGATATTTTGAAATAAAAGGAGAAGACACAAATGAACCGCAATAAACTTAAAACATTCGTTAGAAAAGTTTTACTTGAAAAACTTAATACGAAACCAACCGTAGAAGGTAAGTTGCTAAAAAAGACAATAAGTTTTAGTGGCATTAAACGTGAATGTGTATGTGAAGGAACCGTTAAAGATATTAATGAATTTGCTTCCACTAATAATTTAAAGTTTACAATGTCTGAAGATTCTTATTTCGGTGGTCACTATTTAGACGAAATGACTTCGTATGAATTTCAACCAAATCCTGAGTTTTATGGTGAACTAATGGAAACTTCTATGTCTGCACGTGAGCAACTTGCTAGAATATGTGGAACAAACGATCAAGTTTTGGCCGAAGTAGATGTGAGTAATATTGAACACCTCGTAGACTTCATTTTCACAAACGAATCTTTTTATGAAGAAAAAACTAATTTAGTTTTTGAGCAAATAGAAACTCACGTAAATGAACAACTTTATGATAAAACTCAATTTACACGTTTATTTGAATACTTGATCAAACAATCGTGCGAAGTATTTGTTGAAGAATCAATTGAATTAACAGAATCTGAACACAAGTATGCAATTCAATTAATATCAAACCGATTTTTTAAAAACCGAAACACCACAACTAACGAAAAAATAGAACCTAAAACTGAATGTGGCAAAAAGTCATTTTCAACAGGTAGTGCATTTGAAAATATGCAAAGAATACAATCAGGACACCAAATGTTTTTATAAGGAACTTAATAAAATGAAACTCACAAAACAAGAACTTAGAGATATTATCAAAGAAGTCGCAGATGAAATGGGACTTTTTGAAGGACTTACCAAAGCACAAGAAAAACTTCCTGAGCCACTCAAGAAGGCAATTCTTAAAAAACAAGGAAATTCCGACGATTCCGAAGAAAAAGAAGATGTAGAAGAAGGTCTTACTAAAGCACAGGAAAAACTTCCTGAACCACTCAAGAAAGCAATTTTAAAGAAGCAAGGTAATTCCGATGATTCATCTGATGAAGACGAAGACGAAAAAGAAGATGTAGAAGAAGGTCTTACTAAAGCACAAGAGAAACTTCCTGAACCTCTTAAAAAAGCAATTTTAAAGAAACAAGGTAATTCCGATGATTCATCTGACGAAGACGAAAAAGAAGAAGATGTTGATGAATCAATTTCAGAAGGAAACGCATTTGGGGCTGCAGTAAAGGCTGCTCGTGAAAATGGTGACTCTGAATTTCAAGTAGGGGGAAAAACATACCAACTCAAAGAAAAAGTTACAGAGGAAGTAGAAGACACAGAAGAATTTACAGGTGAAGATGAAGACGAACTTGAAGAGACTGTGTGTGAAACTTGCGATGAAGACGATGAAGATGTAGAAGAAGGTAACGCATTTGGAGACGCAGTAGCAAAAGCAAAAGAATCAGGTGAAACTGAATTTGAAGTGGGTGGTAAAACCTATAAAGTTCGTGAAAACTGGTCAAAAATAACATTATCTGAAAAGTTAGATAGAATTTTAGGAAATCGTAAAGTTCTTTAATATTTTTAAAATAATTTAAAAAAACTTAAAAAAGAGTGGTTTACCACTCTTTTTTTTTATAATAATTTCTTTTTTTTAATATTTTTGTATTTAAGTATATATTTATCTATCAAAATGCTTCCACATTTATTGGAAACAACAAAGGTTTCAAGATTACATTAAAGTCCACAATGACTTTAGAAAAATAGGAAAACATAACACATGAGTAAATTATTAAAAGAAGCTATTGCTGATGCGAAAGCAGTTCGTGAAACTGCACTTGCTAACGCACGCCTTGCTCTTGAAGAAGCATTTGCACCTAGATTGCAAAGTATGCTTACCAAGAAACTTCGTGAAGAAGAGGTTGAGTTAGAAGATAGTGCTGAAGATGAAGTTGAGGTTTCTGATGAAGTCGAAGAAGGTTCATACCATGAAGACGACGAAGAGGAAGCACCAGCTGAAGACGAACTTGATGTCGTAGATGCTGAAGAAGAAGCACCTGCTGAAGATTCAGTTGAAGATGAAGTTGAAGTTGAAGATGAAGTTGAAGACGAAGAAGATATCGAAGAAGATTCTTTTGACTTAGATTCAATCATCGCAGAACTTGAAAGTGAATTGACAACAGAAGAAGAAGAAGGTGATGCTGAAGAATCCGAAGAAGATGATGTCGAGGCGGTTGAAGAACAATCCGATTCATCAGAATTAGGTATTAAAGGTGAAGAACACGTAAACATTGCTGATAGTGATGACGAAGAATTACCAGATGATACCGAAGTTCAAAGTGCTGAAGTTGGAAACGAAGATGACGAAATGCCAAAGGTTGCGGAAATTGACGAAGAAATTGATATTGAAATCGTTGATGAAGAAGCAAATGCTGGTGATGAGTCTGATGAACCAACTGCAACGGAGTCTGATGAAGAACTTGCGTTTCCAACAAATGAGTCCGAAGAAGCATCTGATAGTGATGATGATTCATCTGAAGAAGATGAAGAAGTTAATCTTGAAGAAATTCTTAAGGAACTTGAAGAAGAGTCATCTTTAGAAGATGAAGAATCATCTTCGGAAATTGAGGAATTAAAGGCAACAAACAATAAGCTTCAAACAGAAAATGAAGAATACCGCAAAGTTTACAAGTATTTGCGTGGTAAGTTGAACGAAGTTAATCTTCTTAATGCTAAATTGCTTTACACAAACAAATTGTTTAAGGCACACGTATTAACAGAAGATCAAAAACTTAAAGTAGTAGAAAGTTTTGACCTTACGAAGAATGTTCGTGAAGCAAAACTCGTTTACGCAACATTAGGTGAATCTTTCAGAACAACAACTTCTCAGCAAGTCGAGGTTAAAGAGGAAACTCCAAAAGCACCAAAGACTGAAAAGAAGTCATTGTCAGAAGGAATGGCATCTAAAGCAATCAAATCAACAAAACCATCCAAGCAGATTTTAACGGAGGGCGATCAACTCGCAAATCGTTTTAAGAAACTAGCAGGAATTGTTTGATCAAATAATCACAAATTAAAAAGGAAAATATACAATGAGCGAAATTAGTAAATTGTTAAGTGAAAGTCAGAATCCTCAAGCTAGACTCATGCAGGAAACTCGTGGTCTTGTCTCTAAGTGGGAAAAAACTGGACTTTTAGAAGGTATCACAACTGATACCGAAAAGAGTGGTATGTCCATTCTTTTAGAAAACCAAGCAAAGCAGTTGATCGATGAATCATCACGCACCGGTACAGGTGGAGGTAACGAAGAATGGAGTGGAGTAGCACTTCCTTTGGTACGTCGTGTGTTTGCAGAAATCGCATCAAAGGAATTTGTTTCGGTTCAACCAATGAATCTTCCATCCGGATTGATTTTCTACTTAGACTTTAAGTATGGAACAAATCAATCACTTCAAGGAAAAGACGGAAGTCTTTTCGGTGGAACATCAAACGCAAAACTCGGTTCAACCGACAAAGCAGAAGGTGGTCTATACGGAGCAGGACGTCATGGTTACTCAATCAACGACAAGTCTGTTTCCGTAACAGTCGCATCTGGTAAGTTCGCACTTCCAACAGGTGCAGACGCAGAAGGTGTACGTGCATTCAGTCTTGATGCAGTTGACTCAAACGGTGATCCAGCAGTTGTAACAGGTGTATCAGGTTCTGACGCACTTACAACCGCAGTTGACGGTGCAGCCGATCTTGCATATCATGTTCAAACTGTTGCTGAAAATCGTGGTGACTTTGAAGATAATCTCGGTGACTCTACTGACGCAGCTGACACAGGTCTTCAAAAGGATGTCGGTATTCCAGAAGTTAACTTGGAACTCAAAAGTGAACCAATCGTTGCAAAGACACGTAAGTTGAAAGCAGTTTGGACACCAGAGTTGGCACAAGACCTTAACGCATATCATAGTATTGATGCAGAAGCAGAATTGACTTCTCTTCTTTCTGAGTACGTTTCAATGGAAATTGATTTGGAAATTCTCGATATGCTTATCGTTAACGCACACACAAACGGAGGTGACTTTGACGCAACACCAGCAGGTGGTTTTGGTGGAGACGGAGACACACAAGGAACATACTTCCAACGTCTCGGTACAAAGATTCAAAAGGTGAGTAACACAATTCATCAATTGACTCTTCGTGGTGGTGCAAACTTCTTGGTTTGTTCTCCACAAGTTGCTACCGTTCTTGAAAGTATCCCAGGATACGCAGCTGACACAGACGGAAATCAGTCTCAGTTCGCAATGGGTGTTACCAAGGTTGGTGCATTGAACAATCGTTTCCAAGTCTATAAGAACCCATACATGACAAGTGGTGACGTTCTTATCGGATTCCGTGGAACAAACTTCCTTGAAACAGGTGCAGTTTATGCTCCGTACATTCCGTTGATCCAAACTCCTTTGGTATACGATCCAGTTAACTTCACACCACGTCGTGGAGTAATGACTCGTTATGCTAAGAAGATGGTTCGTCCTGAATTCTACGGAAAAATCTCTGTTTCCGGTACAGAAGATTTATAATTCTGTTAGGGATAACACAAAATTTAAGAGGGGTTCTTTTGAACCCCTCTTTTATTTTATAACGATTACTATAATTAGTGTATATTTATAGACATGGACGACGAGAACATTGAAGAGAATGCTGAAGAGAATGTAGAAGAAGTACAAGAAACCGAACAAATTGAAAATGTTGAACTAGAACGAGTAAGATGGGATGGAAAACTTAGTTCACCAATAGGTAAAACTCCTTTCGGTTTTTTTGATGCTGATCCTGCGTTTGTTGGATTTGCTCCAAGGGCTGCCGATTGGGCTGCGAAACGCCTTGGATTTCCTATCGTAGATGTGGAAATGATTGATGTTCAATTTTATGCGTGTTTTGAAGAGGCAATAACAGAATATAGTTCACAAGTAAATCAATTCTCAATTAAACAAAATTTATATAGTTTAAAAGGAACTTCCACAAGTGTTAATTTGACCACAACTGTAATGAATACACAACCACTTCCATTTTATTTAAAATTGTCGGAAGCATATGGTGCAGAAGTTGGAGTTGGTGGTAATGTAGATTGGAGAAAAGCAAGTTTGAAAGTAAAAGCAGGAGTACAAACTTATGATTTGCAAGGATTATTTAATCAGTATTACATTTGTCCAAAAACAGGTGAAAAGAAATTAGAAAGAATTGAAGTTAAAAGAATATGGCATCATCCTCCCCCTGCGATGAATAAAATATATGATCCAATGGCAAACTCTGGTATGTCATTTTCTAATTTGCTAAGTGAATTTAATTGGAATGGAATGTCACCAATAGGAACTCAATTTTTACTTCGTCCTGTTAATGAAGATTTAATGCGTTTACAAGCAATTGAGTTTAATGAACAAGTGAGAAGAAGTGCATATGGATTTGAGGTTATTAATAATAAATTGACCTTACTTCCTGTTCCACAAAAAGATTTTACTTTATGGTTTGATTATGTGTATAAACGAGAAAGAGATTTAGCAGCCATCCAAGGATATGTAGATGCGGATGAATTCAACACAATGCCAAAAACTCAAACTCAAGTTACCGAGGAAACAACTCAGCAAGTAGTTGCAACAGAAACACAAAAAGGACTAGATGGTGCTCAAAATTCTACAACTGAACAAACGAATTCAGCAAATAATTCGTCTGACGCAGTTTTGAGTGATCAAAAGTTACCACCATCAAGTCTTGATACAAATGTAACAGATGTAAGTAATGCTCCATATGAATTTCATAGTTTCGGAACAATTAACGATGTAGGAAAACGATGGATAATGAAATATTATTTATCGTTGTGTAAAGAACTTCTTGGGGCAATTCGTGCAAAATATCAAAGTATTCCGATTCCTGGAGGAGAGACATCACTTGATGGTGCTGAGTTGAGAGCAGAAGCACAACAAGAAAAAGAAACTTTAATTACCGAATTAAGAGAAGACCTTGAAGTAACAAGTCGTAGTACGACAAGTGAGCAATTAAATCAAGTGTCGGATAATTTACAAGAAAATCTAAAGAAAGTACCAAACTTTTTATACATAGGATAATGGAAAGGTCAAAGGGTAGATACTATTCACGAAGAGATGTCCGTTTTATGAATAGTTTAAACGGTGAATTGATGCTGAATATTATAGAACAAATAATCGTTGTATATAAAATAAATCCAAGTCAGACCAAGTCTACTATCTATGGAGAAGCAATGGATAAAGTTTATTATCCTGGTATAGAAACATCATGCTTAGTAGAATCTGATCCTCAAACAACAAGTTATGAAGGATTTGGACCAGATGTGAAGAAAGGTACTATATTTAGATTTCATCAAAAGTTATGTGAAAATAAAGATTTGTATCCTGAAATTGGTGACATTGTGATGTGGGAAAATGCTTTCTTTGAAATTTCCAATATTGTTGAAAATCAATTTTTAGGTGGTCAACCAGAAAAGAATTATAGTTTACTTTGTAATGCACATATGACACGTAAAAGTAAATTGAATATTTTACCGAGGACTCAATAAATGGACTATGCTGATGTAAATAATCCTTTTATTACTTTGCGGAATCATAAAACTGACAAAGAATTTACTGTAGATTTAAGTAAAGACGTTCCTAATGTTTCCAATGATCCCAATATGTCTAATCTTAAAAAGTCTGATCATGCTTTATATTCTGATAATCGTGCGGAAAAATTGAGATGGGGAGATGATGTTAAAACATTTGGTAATTATGCAATTACATTGGTTGACATTGATAATATTATTTATGAATATTTTACAAAAGTAATAAATCCATCTGTAACAGATACAAACAATACAAAAGTAAGTGTACCTGTTCGTCATGCTTCTCCTGAAAGATGGAGTTCAATTCAAAGTGATGGTAGATATCGTGATGACAAAGGTCAGTTACAAAGGCCTGTAATAATTTTTACACGAACTGGTGTAGCAAAGGATGATACATTTGTTACATTCAATAGATACTTAACAACTCCATTTGTTAAAAAATTTAGTAGCAAAAACACATACGATAGACTAAGTTTACTTAATCAAGCACAACCATTACACGAGGTGCATAATGTTACATTTCCCGATCATGTAGTTTTAACATATGAGTTTACAATGAACACCGAATATGTTCAGCAAATGAATCAATTAATTGAAACTATAAGTTTTGCTGATAATGATTATTGGGGTGATCCTACCCGATTTAAGTTCCGTTCGAATATAGATTCATTTTCAAACTCAGTTGAAGTTCCAAGTGATGACGATAGATCAGTTAATTCAACATTTACATTAACTGTAAATGCTTATTTACTTCCATTGGTATTTAACAATAAAACAAATGTACAAAGAGGATTAAGTACAAGAAAAGTATTATGGGGAACTGAAATAGAAAGTATAAACTCATTGGATAATAAAACGGAAAGTACGCAACGAGAGTTAGAAATTTCTCACAAGGCAAAACAAAATACATTTGAGAAACAACTTTTATTAAATAGAAAAACAAAAAAAGTATATCTACGACATCAAGATTCTAATAAATTTATAATAAGAATTTGGAACGATGTTGAAGAATATGTAATAAACATAGAAGGAAGAAATTATCCAATTTATATAAATGAATTAACGAATTCTATATTATGGGATGTGGGAACAAATGAAATTGGATTGTTACCAAACGAAACTCATACAATAGAACATGAAAATGGTAAAGTTTTTAATATAACTACTCAGCAAGAAATGGGTACAATAATAATAGAATTTATTTAATATTTTAATTGAATTAGTGTAATTTATTTGATACTATAAATTATGGAAAATAATAATCAATGTAAAATTACCGATGACGAAAAATCTGAATTAGTCGAACTAAATGCAGAATATCAAACTTTGCTATTATCAATGGGTGAACTTCTAGTAAACGAAGTTAGTTTAAAAGAAGAATTAAAGTCATTAAAAAATACCAAGAAAAAATATAAAGAATCACTTGCTCACTTTAAAAACAAAGAGAAAATTTTCTCGGATAGACTAACTAAGAAGTACGGTGCGGGGGATTTGGATATTTCTTCTGGAATTTATCTTAAAAGTTAGTATTTTAGATAAATATTTAATTTTGGAATTTTTTGCGTATATTTATTTTTAAAGTTTCACATTTTAACCATTAACAACTCAATATAGGAGAAACCCAAAGATGGCAGAACGTATAGTAAGTCCGGCAGTTTTCACCAATGAAATCGATTCATCATTCTTGGTAGAAGGAATTGGTGCAATTGGTGGTGCGATTGTAGGCCCTTTCACAAAAGGTCCCGCATTCTCACCAACTATTGTAACTAGCATTAATCAATTAGAGGCACTTTTCGGTGTACCTCAAGGTATATATTACCAACCATACACCGCACGTGAATATCTTCTTCAACAAGGAGTAGTCACAATCGTAAGAACTGGTGCTCTTGAAGGTTGGTACAACGAAAATGCTCTTGCGATTAAAGCAAGTTATGTATCAGGAAGTTTAGATAACGATTATTTAACAGACGCAGAAATTCAAGAACTTATTCAGTCTGATAAAGACGAAGATAAAGCAGAAGGTGTTAGACAAAGAGAAAAGAAAAATAACATCCTTAATGAAGGTGAAGTTGCAGTTGGTGATGTTCCACAAGAAGCAATCATCGGTATTTTGGCAAATACTTTAAAAGAAAAGAATGAAGATGGATCATTGATTCTCAAAACTGATTTAGCATCTCCACGTCAAACAAGTATCGGATTTTATGGTTCATACTTAAATGATGCAGATGGAAACAAAGTTTCTTACCTCGATGTAGACGAAGATAATTTATCTGGACAATTAGTTTTAAGACAAGTATTCAATGAGCAAGATAGTGCAAGTGGTAATAATGTGTTAGCACCAACTGATTTGGGAACATTTAATTTCAGCATTGATCCAAGTTCACCAAATAGTTTGCAAAACATTTTTGGTCGTGCACCTCAAAGAAATGTAAAACCTGCTTATTTTACATCATACTTTGAAAGTACACAAAATTTAATTTATGATTTGATTTGGAATCATAGTGCAAAATACCAAATCTCAATTGAAGTTGATAGTAAATTCTTAAACTTCTCACATCAATTGGGTGATGCTGATGGAGATGGAATTGTAAATTATCAAGATTCTGATTATGCATATCCTCCATTCGACGGAGCAGGAAAAGGAGCACACGCTTGTCGTCCTGCTACTACACCTTGGATTATGTCACAAGAAATCAGTGGTTCACGTTATGAGTTGTTTAGATTTCATACTCGTAGTTATGGTCAATCTGCTAACCGTGAAATTAAAGTTGGTATTTACAATGTTAAAACACCTGGAACTCTTGATGGTACTGAGTATGGTACATTTAGTGTTGTAGTTCGTGGTTTTAATGATGACGACAAAACTCAAGATGTTATTGAAGAATTTAGAGATGTAACACTTGATCCATTGAACGCAAGATATCTTCCTCGTATTCTCGGTGATCGTTTTACATACATCAATGAAATGGGTAAAGTTATTGAACGTGGTGACTATCCAAATGGAAGTGATTGGATTCGTGTTGAATTGCCAAAGCAAAGTGTAGCACCAACACAATCAATGCCATATGGTCACCAAGCATATCAATGTCCATTTGGTGGTGGTATAGATTTACCAGAACCACAATACTCGTATGCTTCTCAATATTCACGTGTTCCTAAAAGATACTTCTGTGGAGCAGTTTTCAATGAAACTTCCCCAGACGGAGTTATCAAACTTCCTGAGTGGAGTAAAGATACCCGTGAGTTGTTTTCACCAATTCCTGGTGATCCAAATGATCCTGATACATTACCTGGTTCCGCCGGACAAGGTTTCTTTATGGATCAACCTGGTACAATCACAATTGATATTGATGGAATTCTTACAACAGAAACTTTTGAACCAATTCCAACTGTTCCATCAAGTGCTAATGCTGAATCAGACGCACGTGGACATCGTAGATTCTTGGTTGGTTTCCAAGGTGGTGAAGACGGAGATTCTCCTGTTCTTCCTGTTATGTTAGGTGAAGACATTCGTTCTGACAATGTTCAAGGTATGGATTGTAGTAAACGTTTCAGTACTGGTACTCAGTCATACGAAAGAGCATTTAAAGCACTTAGTAACCAAGATGAATTCGATATCAACCTTCTCGTAACACCTGGTCTTTCACTAGACTTACACAGAAGTGTTATCAACATGGGTGTTGACTTATGTGAAACTCGTGAAGATTGTTTCTACATTCTTGATTGTGTTCAAGCACTTGGTCAACCTGGACTTGTTGATGAAGCAGTAACAATGGCATCTACAATTGATAGTAATTACGCCGCAACATATTATCCTTGGGTTAAGATTATTGATCCTGCTACTAATGCGTTGCAAGTATTCCCACCAAGTGCAGTTATGCCAGCAGTTTATGCCGCCAATGATAAAACCGCTGCTGAGTGGTTTGCTCCTGCCGGTTTAAATCGTGGGGGTCTTGAAGGTGCAGTTAGTGTAATGGATCGTCTTACATTTGCAGAAAGAGATACTCTCTATGAAGGTAAGGTTAATCCTATTGCTCAATTCCCTGGTCAAGGTATCGTAGCATTCGGTCAAAAGACACTTCAAAGAAGAGCATCTGCACTTGACAGAATCAATGTTAGACGTCTCTTGATTACTCTTAAGAAGTTTATTGCAAGTACATCACGTTATTTGTTATTCGAACAAAATACGGCTGCTACTCGTAATAAGTTCTTGGGTATCGTTAATCCATACTTAGAAGGTGTTCAACAAAGACAAGGTTTGTATGCGTTCAATGTTATCATGGACGAATCAAACAATACTCCTGACTTGATTGACAGAAATATTCTTTACGGACAAATCTTCTTGCAACCAGCACGTGCGGTAGAATTCATCATACTTGATTTCAACGTACAAGCAACTGGTGCATCTTTTGGATAAGATAAAACTATAACTTAAAAATAAAAAAACCCTTCTTCGGAAGGGTTTTTTTGTATGTATATATTTATAAAGAATGAACAACGATTTAACAGACATTGTAATTGATATTCAATACAAAGAATTTGTGAACTTTGTGAACGAACATAAACTCACAGAAAATCCTTATTTGATAAATGAAATTGCAATACCCGGTAAATTAAAAAAGATTTGGGGATTCGTACAAGATTTAAAAAATAAGTTATCTATAAAACTAAAAGACTTATTGAGTTTGTTTAAAGATAAAAGTGTATTTAAATTTTTTGCGAAGATAAAATTCAGCATGGATTATCTTTTTAAGTTAGTTAAAGCAGGATTCAAAGCATACAAGCAAGTCATAAAAGTAATAGGTGAATATATAGCAAGTACCAAGGTCGGTAAGTGGACTGAAGAAAAACTAAAAGAATTGGATGCGTTTTTAGCAAAGCATCCTAAAACAAAAAGAATCGCAGGATTAGCAGTTGCTGGTATATTAGTATACATTTGGTTAAATATGACATTCACAGGTAATGCAGATTATGACTTTGATATGGGAGATATGATAATGGCATTGGGTGGTGGTTTTACATTATCTACATTATTTGCAGGACCCGAAGGAATGGCATTATTAACTTTGTTTGCAACTGGAGTTCTTGGATTATCATTTCCATGGCCAGGACCACAACATTTGCAATTTATTGGTGCAGTTGTATACGGTTCCGCAAAACTTGTTGGAAAGAAGTTGACGAAGGAAAAAAATAAATAAATATATTTTTTATTTAATTTACTATTTATGTATAATGTTTTATTGAAAAACGACTTTTCAAAAAACTCAACAATATTTATTTAAAGAAATTACAACCTAACAAAATTTGGAGAAATAACAATGGCAGAAGTAATAGATGTAAACGAAATGTTCTTTACGGCATTTGAACCGAAAACCGCAAACAGATTTATCATGTATATGGATGGATTACCAGCATACATCATCAAGTCTGTTACACGTCCTAACCTCAATATTGATCCTGTGACAATTGATCACATCAATATCAAAAGAAAACTCCGTGGTGGTAAAGCAGAATGGCAGGACATCACAATGACACTTTATGATCCGGTTGTACCTAGTGCTTCTCAGGCTGCAATGGAATGGATTCGTCTTTCCCATGAGTCTGTAACCGGTAGAAATGGTTATGCCGACTTCTATAAGAAAGACTTAACAATTAATCTTCTTGGACCTGTCGGTGATAAGGTTGAAGAATGGACAATTAAAGGTGCGTTCTGCACCGCAGTTAACTTCGGAACATTAGATTGGTCAACAGGTGATCCGTTGAATGTAGAATTGACTGTTGCGTATGATTACGCAATTCTTCAATACTAAGAAAACAAAAAACTGGTTGTATTTAAAAAAACTCCCGTATGGGAGTTTTTTTTTGTTTACGTATATATTTATGATAGTATGAAATCTGAAAAACTTAGAAACGAAATATTGTCACTTTTTGAAGAAATTAAAAGTGAGAAAGCAAACGAACTTCAATTAGAAGGATTGAGTAGTGCATATGCCAAACTTGCTGGTTTCTTGATTAAACAAGCAAAAGGTGGAAAATTTCTAAGAAATTATGACATTGATACCAACGCAGGACGAATGGTATTCAAAACAGGAAGTGGAAAGAAAATTATTTTCAACGACATGAAATTAGGTGTGACTGCAAATAAAACATGGAAAGGTAAAAAGAAAAGTGATTTCTTTAGTTACAAAGACCATGACAAAATTTTAAAATTTGCATTGTCTGACATTTAATTTATACATTTTTCTTTCAAAAACTTTTATTCTTGAATATGTATATATATTGGTATATATTATACTAATATTTTAAAAAGGTTATAATTTTATGGAAAACGAAGATAGTATTAAAATCCCAGAGGAAGTACGTCAAGCAATGCAAAGTGATGTACCAACAACTGATACAACAACTAAATCAACCAAGCAAGTTCGCACACCCGAACAAAATGCTTTTCAACAATCAGATGCAGTTCAAAAAACTGAGTATCCAAGTGAAGTGGTAGATTTACCAAGTAAAGGTTGGTTCTACGATCAATCAAGTCCACTTGCAAGTGGTCGTATTGACATTAAGTACATGACTGCAAAAGAAGAAGATATTCTTACAAGTCAAAACTTAATTAAAAAGGGCATCGTTCTTGATAAACTACTTGAGCAACTTATTATTACACCTGGTGTAAAGTTAGACGACATTTTAGTTGGTGATAAAAATGCTATTTTTATTGCGGCTCGTGTTCTTGCTTATGGTAAAGATTACAAAATTAAGTTTAAAGACCCATCCACGGGTGACGATGTAGAAGATTCCATTGACCTCACACAATTAGATCCTCGTGAAATTGACTTTAATCAATATACACGTGGTGAAAACATTTTTGAATATACATTGCCACACAGTGAACGAGTAGTGCATTGGTCATTGTTAACACATCGTGATGAACAAGCAATTGATGCAGAAATGAAAGGACTGAAGAAGTTCTCTAAAAATAAAAATGAAACTTCTGAAGTTACCACTCGTTTAAAATATGTTATCAAAGCATTGGATGGTGACGATGATCGTGCACGAATCAAAAGTTTTGTAGACAAAGAGTTGCTTGCACGTGATAGTTTGGCATTTCGTGAGCATATCAAGGGAAATACTCCTGACTTGGATATGACATTTAACTTTGAGTCGGAAGACACCGGATATACGGAAAGGATGACGATCCCATTAGGGGTCGACTTTTTTTACCCTTCCACCGGAGTATAGGATAGGACTCCACGAAGAGATTTTTAATCTCTGCTATTATAGTGAAGGTGCTTTTAATCAAAGCATTGTGTATAATATGCCTATTTATCTGCGTAGGTTTTATTCAAGAAAATTATTGGATGTAAAAACCAAAGAATCAGAGCAAGTAAAATCTGCTCAAAGTAAAGCAAAATCAAGTTCTTCGTCTCGTTCAAAATCCTCATTTAGATAGAGGAATCATATATAATTTTCCGTAAGCATATATTTATATGTGGATATATGTACACGCACAGGAATCTTATATATGAAAAATAAAAAAACTAACAAAAAACAACCTCTAAATGAAGAGCAATTAATCAACGAGTTCTTTGGAAAGTTGGTAACTGCAATTTTTAAAAACAAAGCAAACAAACTTGCAAATAAAGCATTTAAAGATCCTAGATTAACTAAAGTATTTGACAAGTATGTTGAAGATACGAAAAAGTTTAAAAAAGAATTAAAAGATTTGGGTTATACAAGTCGTGAAGATTTAAAAAATGCTATAAATAAAGACCCAAACTTAAAACCATTTGTTGACGTTTAATATTTAACTCATGGATATTTTAGACGTAAACGATTTCACAAACCAACTGCAAAAGTCGGTTAAAGATAATCTTACGCCTGAAATAACAAAAGTAAATGATCTTACAAAAGAATTTAAAAATTCTGTAATTGAAGGAAATTGGTCGGTTGCAATAGATTTAGTAGGAAGTGATAAAGTAAAAGAAATAAACACAGAACTTACAAGTAGTAGTGCATATTTTGAAAAAATTAAAAGTGAAACTGCATTAATAAACGATAAATTAAAATCTGCAAATAGTGCATCTGAATTACGAAATGTAATTTCTGATAAACAATTAGAGTTATCTCAACGAATTGCAACCGCCGGAGATTTAATCAAAGAATCCAATGAACAAACAATTCCATCATTACAAGCACAAATTCAACAAGAGCAAACCAAGTTATCGTTGCTTAATTTAAATGATTCAAATTACACGTCTCAGTTAAACAAGGTCACAGAGTTGGAGAGTTCGTTAGAACGAGAGAACCTACGAACTGCGGATTTGATAGGTCAACAACAAGCACTTACCAACTTAAAAGATGTAGAATTACAGAAAATAACAGAAATTGTTGATAGTGGTGGGCAGATGTCTGGAATTTACACAAAACTAGGTCAGTATAATGCCGACTTAATAAAATCATCTGAGCAAAATTTAGAAGTAAATAAAGACTTAAGAGATGTTATGTCGGAAATGGGTGATAGCAAAAAAGACCTTATTAAAGGTGCTCAAGATGTAATAGATGAATATACCAACGGAATTGATAAAATAGGAAAATCCATAGAGGGTGCGTTTGCTTCTTTGCCAATTGTAGGGGGGATGTTATCTGCTATGATAAAAGGACCTTTAGAAGACGCATCTAAGATTGCACAACAAAAACTAAGAGATGCACTAATAAATTCGGGAGATGCAACCAAAGCATTAACCGAGGGAGTTGGTGCGTTTGGTGCTGGTATCGCAACTATTGGAAAGTCTATGCTTAGTCTTTTAGTGAATCCTGTATTCTTGGTTGTAGCTGCTTTTGGTGTATTCGTTGCTTTACTTAAAACTGCATATAATGAATTGGGTAAAATTCAAAATGCAGGTGAGGAATTTAGAAAATCATTAGGAGCATCTGCACATTCAACTTTAAGAATCCGTGACATAATAAAAGATACCCGCAACGATTATATTTTATTTGGTGTAGAACTTGAAGATGCCAAAGAAGCAGCTATGGAACTTGGTGATGTATTTTCAAGTCACAACTTTATTCAAAAAGATACCGTTACCGAAGTTGCATTATTAAATAAAGCATTCGGAATTGCAGCTGGAACAAGTGCAAAAGCAATTGATACGATGATGAAGATGGGTGCTAAAACTGCATCTGATGCTACCAAAAATATTATGCATATGCAGAAACTTGCAAACAAATATGGAGTAAGTTTTGCCAAAATTATGGATGATGTAGCAAATGCAAGTGAATCCGCACTCTTGTTTTCAAATGGGTCGGCAAAAAATTTAGCAAAAGCAGCTGTTGAAGCAAGAAAAATGGGAACAACATTAGATGAAATGGCAGGTGCGGCTGACCGTCTTTTGGATTTTGAAAGTAGCATAAATGCTCAAATGACTGCAAGCACAATGCTAGGTCGGAATATTAATTTAAATCGTTTGCGTCAACTTGCAATGGAGGGTGAAGCCGAAGATATGGCAAAAGAGCAACTTAAAATTTTAAAACAACAAGGTGGAATTCGTAAAATGAATCGTTGGCAACAAAATGCGCTAGCAGATGCGATGGGTGTTGAATTGAGTACATTGTATAATTTAGAGAAAAACGAAGCACAACGTTTAGAAACGGAGAAAAATTTGCAGATTTTGAAGGATCAAGGAAACAAAGACGCCGCAAAAAGACTTGCTTTAATGAAAGGTGAAATTAAAGAAACAAAGAAATCTGCACTTGAACAATTAAAAGACGAAATACAAAAAAATAAAGAACTTGAAAATCAAAAAAGAATTCAAGATAGAATAAACAAAGCAATGTTAGACTTAAAAATGGCATTGGCACCTGTCGTTGAAAGTTTAATGCCAACATTTGTTTCAATGACGAAACTGTTGGTTCCTGCATTTCACATAATATCGTTTCTTGCAAAGGTTTTAGTTACACCATTTACAGTGATCGCCGGAATCGTGGAATGGATTCATAGTTTATTTACAGATTCTTCAGATGAACTTGGGGGAATGAATGACAAAGTAAGTATATTATCTGATTTATTTAAAGATACAGAATCAACTATAATTACTATTGCTTCTACTCTTGCTGGAGCATTTTTATTATTTAAACCATTAAAGTCATTTTTAGGTGGACTTGCTGGAATGGCAAAAAACGTAGTAAACTTTTTCAATCCATTTAGTAAAACAGCAGAGAAAGTTGCAGACAAAGCAAAAGATATTGCATCATCGGCATCAGATAAAGCTGCCGATGCATCAAGTAAGTTGTCAAAATCAGAAAAAGGAAGTCAAGGTCCTGGATTAATAGAAAGATTTAACAAACTAAATACCAAAAAATTAATTCAAGCAGCTGCGGCTTTGGTAATACTTGCAGGTGCGTTATGGGTAACTGCAAAGGCATTTCAAGAATTTGGAAAAGTAAATTGGAAAAATGCTTGGCCTGGATTTATTGCTCTTGGTGCTTTGGTATTGGCTGCTAAAGCACTTGAAAAAGGAAGTATGTCTATGATTAAAGGTGCGGCTGCAATTGCTTTACTTGGAGTTGCACTTGTACCGGCTGCAATTGCATTTCAAATGTTTGGTGATGTATCTTGGAAAGATGTAATGTTTGGAGGAGTTGCACTTGGTGTATTGGCTGCGGCTGCGTTTGGACTGAGTATTATCGCAGTACCTGTTGCAATAGGTGCTGGAGTATTGGCATTACTTGGTTTGTCGTTGATTCCACTTGCGGCCGCATTAAACTTGGCCGCACCTGCATTGGAAGAATTTGGAAAAATATTTTTAGGTTTTGCATCTATAATGGTAGGTGCGTTGAAATTGGTAATTGATGGACTTGTAAGTTTTGCGAAAATAGTAGGTGGTGTAATAATAGGAGTTGTTGAATCTTTATCTGGAATTATTACTGCAATGGGAGATGCTATTGTCGGAGCAATTACTGCAATAGGTGGTGCTATATCAGGAATAATAACAAGTATAGCAGAAGGAATTGCAACGGTGATAGGTTCAGTATCAGGTGCAATTACTGCAATGGTAGATGATATTACACGATTAAGTGAAATTGATGCAGTCAACTTAGTTGCAGTTGCGGGTGGTATTACCACAGTTGGAGCAGCCCTTGCTGGATTTGGAGTAGGTGCTGGAGTAGGAAAGGCTGCGGAAGGTGCTGGAAATGCACTAGGTGCAATGGGAAATGCAGTTGCTGGTGTATTCGGTGCAGATACAGAGGAATTAAATAAATCTCCACTTCAAAAAATATTAGACTTTGCCAAAGAATCTGAATCAATAATTTTGGTTGCTGATAAAGTAGACTTTCTGTTAAATTCATTTGATCGTCTTGCGGGTATGTCCACTACTTTAGAAGCAGCTGCCTCTGCATTATTTATATTCGGTCAAGCATTGGCATCGTTTGGTGCGGCGCAGGCATCGGTTGGAATAGGAAACGCAGTAGGTGCAGTTGGAAACTCAATCGCAGGATTCTTTGGTGCGGATGTTCCACAAGACCCAATAGATCAATTGATGGGATTTATGGACAAACTAAGTTCTGTTGATTTAAATGTAGAAGCACTTCAATTATTAAGTAATTTAAACTTGGGTGGATTTTTAAGTAATGTGACTGAAGATTTTGGAGACAAAGCATCAATGGCATCTGATGGATTGACTGAAATATTTGAGTCATTTGATAAACTAAAACCAGCATCTGTTTCAATAATGGATAAAGCAGCCGTTGGTATAAGTAGATTATTGGGTGGCATGACTCGTTCGTTACCTAAACTAAATGTAAGTGACGCAAGAAAACTTGGTGGTGTTGCAGATGCACTTGAAGACTTTTTTGATTCTATTAAGGAAATTAATGCTTCTAAACTAAAAGAGTTACCGTTGGTTGGAGATGGGATTGGTTCATTGACAACAGGATTTGTAGGACTTGATAGTATACCAAGTAACATCGCAGATGTTCTTGAAAATGTAGGTGACGGACTTGATTATTTCTTTAGTGGACTTGAGGATGTTGAGTCACAAACTGTTAAACTACTACCTCAAATACAGGTAGGACTACAACCGTTTATTACGTCTATATCTACACTTCCATTGGGTGCAATTTCCGAAGATATTAGTAGCATACTAAATAATACTGGAGACGGAATATACCAATTCTTCGATGAACTTGCTCCTATTGATTTGACTGCACTTCCTGCTTTGGTTGATATACAAGCAGGAATGCTTCCATTCATAAGTGCACTATCTGCAACACAAATACCAACAGATGATTTAAGTTCTATTTTAAATAATATAGGAGATGGAATATATCAATTCTTTGATGAACTTGCTCCTATTGATTTAACCGCATTACCACACCTTGCAAATATCCAAGCAAGTATGCTTCCATTTTTAACTGCATTTTCGCAAATAAAACTTCCAAAGGATATGGATACCATTCTAAAAGATTTAGGAAATGGAATAGAGGAATTTGCGGACTATGTAAACGATGGTGAAGCAGATAAAATAAAAGAATTTTTCAAAGATGCTGGTTCATCATTTCCAAAGTTTGTTGAAAGTATGGGCAAACTTGCAAGTGTAAGTGGTGTGAGTATAGTGGGTGAATTAAAACAATTGACAGAAATTTCAAATAGTATCAATACTGAAAATGTAAGTAAATTACAAACATTCACATCAGGTGTCGTTGATGCTTTAAATGCATTTGCTGGAATACAGGATCCTGCGGTGGAAGCATTAAGTGCAATTACAAGTGAGTTATATATGTTGTGCGATGTAGTTGATAAACTTGATGTAAATAAATTAGGTGGTTTGCAAAATATTAATTTAGGTGGAGTACAAACACCTATAAAAATACCACCACGAGCATTACCACCAAGTGATCCATTCTTAGAAGGAAATGTAACCGAAGGAACACTTCCACCTAAATTTATGGTGACAGAAAGTCCATCATTAGCAGACGTATTTGCACAGAAACCATCAGATACACCGACTCAAGAAACAACCGAAACCGGAACTAAATCACTTGCTGATGTATTTTCAAATCCAGTTGAAACAAAAACACAAGCAAAAGAAACAAATTTTGGTCTTGGTGATTATGAAACATTTAAAACAAATTTAATTGAATCAATGGATAAAACCGGTTCTAAATCACTTGATGGTTATATGGAAACATTGAAATCTTACATTGAGTTAAATAAGCAATTAATAAACGATGGCAAAAAACCAGGTGGTAGTGGGTTGAATGTAAATAAATTCAAAGCAGAAAATGCTTATATGCAAACAATGATGAGTGAAATAGAAATTGAGAAAGCAGAAGAAAAGAAATCCCAAGAGCAATCTGCACAAAGTATGAAATTTTCAAACGATGAATTTGAGTTTCATAAAATTGGTGATATTAGAAAAATGTTACATGAAGTATCTCGTCAAGGGGGTGTTGTACAACCACCAGACCAACTCAAAATTGCAGATGTATTGGGTGAAAGTTATACCGACTTAAATATAAAAACAAGAGATGATTTGGAAGCAAAACTTGGTAAGAAACTTGAACTTGGTGATGTATCACATCAGACCAATGAGTTGATAATAAAAATGTTAAATGAAAAAGAAGCAAAACTCTTTGGTGCACCTCAAGAAGTTATACCTACACCAGATATTGTAGATTCAACCTCTACCATTCCAATACAACCAACTTTACCTGTTCCAGATGAACAACCTGAAATCAGTATTCTTGAAAATAAAAAACTCAAAGATGAGAAAAAAATGACGGATACGGTACAGCCTGTATTTGAGTTTTTGGGTAATATGTACAACAAATATATGCCAGAGAGCATAAAAGATAAACTCTCGGATTATGCTAAAAACAAATACTTCAATGTGGACGAAGATCACTCTATGGAAGCCCATATGAGAACAATGGGTGTAAATGAGACAAATACAAAAAATTTCTTAGGTGACTTGGGAATCATGTCAGCACGTGACAATCTTGAAACGAAATCACATAGTGAGAAAGGTCTAATTAAAGATGATTTTACATCATCTATGCAGGTGGAACAAGTAGTTCAAGCATCTAGTTGGATGGATCAAATCATGTCCGGTTTGCTCAACAAAAAAATACAAGGAAAACTTTATGCCGAAGGACAACTTGTGGGTATGAATACCGATACGGGTACAAAAATTACTACACACGATGATGGTACAAGTGATGTTAGTGAATACTATGATGTAACTATAAAAGACTTATCGGATAAACTAACGAGTTCGGTATCCGAAAGAATTAAGATAACTGATCATGCAATAAAAACAGGAGCAACAACAGATAGTGAATTTCTTAATGAAGCAATAGCCGCACGGAAACAATTTCTTGTGGATGACGGTAGACTCGTTCAAAACAAAATTCAAACTGTTGATGTAGAACCAACAATTCCATCAGTTCCTGTGATTGACCCACAAATATTACCTAGTTATGATATAGTTGATTCTACTTCAACAATTCCATTGATGCAACCGTTGCAGTTACCAACCACAGAGCAACCTCAATTTACAATTGACACGGTTGAACCAATCAATGATCAAATTCAACAAATTGAATCTCAAACAACCAATACCGTGTTTGCAAAAACTGAAGATTTTGCAAAAAATATTTTACCAGACGAAGGGTTGGTGGGAACAAAACCAGATTCGGGTGAATCATTTGGTACAAACATTGAACTTAGTGGGTTGGATACCATATCCGTAAAAGGACACAATATTTTTGTTGAAGAAATTGCAAAAATAGTAGATACAAACAATGGAGTAACCGCAGAAGCAGATAAAAAAGAAAATAACACACAAGTCGTCAAGAAACTTGATGAACTAATTTTACTTATGCGTAAAGGTGGTATTGCAGTTAATATGGACGGAAGAAAGGTATCAAGAGCAGTTGCATCTGTAAATGATCAATAAGTTATATGGAAAATGTACACAATAGTTCTAGGAACTCCAAACGGGGTATCGGAGATTTCAAAGGTGGTGCTGGTTTTAAATATACTCCATTTAGAACTGCATCTGATCGTTTGTATTTAGGAAAAGATACCGAGCAAATATATCGTGATGTTGGAACAATTTATTGGACACCTACAAGAGTTGAAGACAAACCAAGGTGGTCACATTATCTAGATACCGAAAAAGATCAAATGATATTGAATTGGTATGGACGAGATATAACTAGATACGAAAAAGAAGATTCAGAGCAAATACAAAGATTGTTGCGTTATCCAAATTTATCACCGAGTTCAAATAAAAAAGATAAATCAGATAAAACGATTCAACCTTTAAAAAATACATATGCAACTCAAACGCATAGTCAGCACGATGAATATAAAAATAATTTAGAAGCATCTATGCGAGCAAATGGAATGAATTCGGTGGGTATGATAAACGATACCAAACGAAAAGAGGTTATAGATGCGTATGCTTTGGATAAACCGGATCAAGTAAAACCATTTTTAACAAAAGGACATGAGTCTCAGTCAAAGTACGAAGCAAACGCATCAAAAAGATACGAGGATAGATACAAAGACAATCCCAAGTTTTTGCCAAAGAAAAAGATTCCAAACTATAAATCTGGTCCAACTGTAAAGCACGATGAATATAATAAGTTGTATACTTTACCTGATAAAGTAGCACAACAAGATGATGGAGAAAAACTAATAGGTGATCAGCAACTATATAGAGATTGGGATTTCATTCCATTTATCTTACATGATATTGTAAACAAAAAATATCTTCCATTTAGATCTTACATAAACAGTATAAGTGATCAATCGGATGCGGAGTGGCAACAAATTAGATATTTAGGTCGTGCTGATAATGTGCAAATATACACAGGATTCGCAAGAACGGTTAGTATTGATTTTACAACAGTTTGTTTTAGTTTAAAAGAGTTACACCCAATGTGGCAAAGATTAAACTATTTAGTTGGATTAACAAAACCTGCTGGATATACAACCGGTGCAACGAATAATGATATACTACTTGCATCTCCGTCTAACACTAACTTTATAATTCCTCCGTTTTTAAAATTAAAAGTGGGTGATATGTACGATGAACAACCTGTTGTGTTAACTTCTGTTTCTATGAACATTCCCCCCGAGGCATCATGGGAACTTACATCAGACGATGAAAATAGAAAAAATAATTATGAATATTTAAATGGAACTTTTACAACTAAAAAGGAAGATGAAATTCTAGTTGGTCAGTTTCCTAATATGGCACAAATTAGTATTTCGTTTAACTTTTTGGAAAAACGATTACCCAAAACAAACAATCGTCATTTTGGTCATTATATAAGTGAAGATAAACCGAATAAAGAGAATTTGGAAAACGATAGATACGGTGATCCTGATAAAGGATTCAGGTATAATTTAATTCATCCAAATCCAGGAGTACAAAAACGTCAAGAATTAGAACGACAAAAACGAGAAGAAGCAGAAAAAGATGCTGACCCAAAAGGAATTATTCCTGATCCATTTGAGGGTATGCGTAATCCTGTTTGTACTACATATCCTCCGTCTGCATATTATCGTAGCAAAGCAACGGGAAATTTAAAAACAAAAGAATCAGAACGAATCAAAGGTGAAATTGAGGAGTGGAAAGATTGTGCGTGTAAAGAAATTGCCAAATTAATGGAAAAAAATCCAGAAACCGCAAGTTGTAAATGGGGTGATGATGGGTGTGTTGATAGTGTCGGTGATACTAAGGTTCCAGACGGACTTAGATGTGTATATAACAAAAACTTCGCAGAAGAACCCGAAGAAGAAGAAGACATAGAAAAACCAGCAAAGTGTCCTTATCCAATCGGAGGAGTTGGTGAGAAAGATGATGATGGTCGTTTGATTGGATATGAAAAATCTCAAAAAGAATCTGTTGAAGCAAAAGAAGCATCTACTTTGATTAAACTTAAAAAACGAAATCTAAATTATTGGATAAAAGATATAGGAGACTATTTAGCAAAGAAAATGGGTAAAGGGAAAATTGGGGGAGGACCTTATACATTAAAAGATGCAAGTGGAAAAGAAAATCCACCATTATCTAAAATAAGACACGTTTCTAGTTCAAATGGTGCAGTTGTCATAGAATTTGACGACAACGGAAATCCAAGTAGTTATGCGGGTCAGGCAGTACCGGGTGAACACAAGACATCATTTAAAATAAATTGTACACCTGATGATGTTCAAGACATACGTGAGATAGCAGGACACTGGCAACCTATAATATATGTGGATGTAACTTCTGGATTTAAAATAAAGTTAAACACAAAAGGAACAAATACTATAACTGAATCAAACTACAAAAATATAAGTGCAGTTAAAGCATTATTATCAGACTTTGTGGGTAGAGCATTAACGGTTCCTTTATGGGGGGATAACGATAAATTGTGGTCATTTAAAGATTTAACAAGTGATGAACACAAAGGAACGCCAGTAGATACAGATAAAATTTATTATGTACCATATGAAGAAGATCGTGAAAAACTAATCAAGGGGGTCAAAGTATTTCCAAGTGGAAACCCTGAGTATGTTAATTACGAAGTAAATCCAGATGTATCTGATCAGTTAAATTTAGGTGATGGAAAAAAATATGCTGAATTGAAACTTGGATTTTTTGCTACGGTTAGTAAAACAAAAAGAAAACTATCTGGTACAGGAACCGATAAATATTTGGAAGATAAAGCCGCAGATCATATATTTGACCAATTGTTTAAATTAAATGGAACTGAATATAAACTCGGCCAACGAAGAGAAATTGAAGGAATGGGGGGAGACGGAACTGATACACAAAATGATGCACAAAAAGCAAAAAAACTAGGAAAAAGTGAATCAAGATTTTTAAACGAACACATAGAGGATTTAAAACAGAAAAAAGTTAAGGTAGAAACTCTTCATGCACAAATGAGAGATAAAAATTTACCTGTCGCAAACTACAAAGATTTTATAGTGGGTGATTGGAAAGGAGACCAAAAACAATTGGTAATTGATAGAATGCAGGATATGAAGTATCAAGCAATTATATCAGAGAAATATAATTTAGACGCAACTCAAATTCAAATAGAAAATTATTTGGTTTTATTAAAAGGTACATCTAAAGAAGCACAAAAAGAAGCAGATTTTGAATTTAGAAAACGAGCAAATGTAGGACGACTCACTGTAGTTAATCAACTTCAATTTAAAAATAATGATTTAAATCAAATTGAAGCATCACTTGCAACCGCAGAACGAAGACTCGAAGACGTAAATGAAATATTGGAAAAGGATGATGAAGATGTTCTTGGTCAAGGTGTGTATTTCTCCAACAAATCGTCAGACAAATCAAAATACTTTTTACCTTGGAAAAAAGATCATGTTCTTGAGAAAATAGAATTTAATGATGATGGTAAAGGATCGGTGCCTGGTGCAGAACGAGAAACTCGTGGAATAGTTCCTGAACCTAAACCAAAGACTGAAACTCCAACTCCAAACAAACAACCCACATGGAAATGGCCTGCTGTTGCGTCTGCTGAAAGATATGAAATATTTTTTGAAGGAGCAACTTTTGTAACCAAACGAACATATTTCAAAGCACCTAAATCTTTAAAGACGGGATTATATACAATAAAAGTAAAAGCAGGAGTACCAAACAAATCAGGTACTGGACTCGATTGGTCAACATTTGGAACACACGAAGTAAAAATTGACAAACGTTCTGTACCACCCAAACCACCAAAGTGTCCATATAAACTCGGAAGTGAAGGAGAAAAAGATGGAGAAGGACGAGACATAGGATTAAAATCTGGACAATTAATGGAATCCGCAATTGAAAGAAATGTAAAATTGTGGATAGGTGATACAATGGCATACATCATGGCAAAAGAAGATAAAGGAAGTTTAACGTATCCATGTCCTGATGCTAAAAAAGTATCAATTTCATTCGATGGGTCGTATTTAATTTCAGTATATGAACAAAATCAAATGAAGTGGATGTATCAAGGAGATTCAATCACTAAAATCAAAGACGGAGCAACAAGTGGAATTCCTGTTATGCTCAATGCAGATAGTTTAAGTGGTTATGATTTTGATGTAACTTGTGGTCCTACTACCAAAGATGTAAAAGGTGGAGGTGAAACAACTGATAGTCCTGATGAAAAATTAAAAACACCAGAACCGCACTCAAGTTCTCCAACTGAAAATTCTCGTCCAATGTGGAAGTGGTCTGCGATACAAGGAGCAAATAGATACAAATCAACACTTAGGTCAATTAAAACCGTAAATGATTCAAACGGCAATATAACCGGTGTATCGGCATCAAAAGAAACTTTAAAAGACTATGGAATTGTACAGTTTTCCGAAAAAACAGAAGCATCACCTCAAGCATCGGTTGACGATGGTTATTATGAAATAAGTGTAATTGCACAAGAAATTAAAAATGGTTCTGTATCAAGAAGTTCGGATGCCGGTAAGCACATGGTTGAAGTTAAAGGAAGTAAATTTACGACACCAACTCCGGTTGTAGATCCAGATTGTGCAGATTACCCAAAACCAAATGATGAAAAATTTAAAACAAGTGCAGAATATTGTTCATTATCTGAATCTGAACGCAGATCAGCAGAGAGATCTGATGCCGGAACAAAATGGAAAAGAAAAGTTTCATTGTATCTTGCTTGTAGAAAATTGGGAGCAAAAATATATTCAGAGTATGGAGAGTATAATAGGTCAGACTGGAAGGAAAACGATAAAGGTGAAAAGAAGTGTGAAAAGGTATACTTCCAAGGAAAATCAGATGCAGTTGATGTGTGGAATATGAAAGAAAATACTTTTATTGTGAATAAAGGAAATGCGTTGGAAGGTGATGAACGAGAAGCATATATTGCAGAAAAATCAAGAACATGGAATGCAACCGAGACATATAAAGGTGAATCCAAAGTAGGATATAATGAGAAATTATCAGATTGTCCGTCTGATAGTAGTATTGATGTTCCTACAATTGTAAAAGACCCTGTTACTGGATTTAAATATAAAGCAATGGTTGGACGAAGTAAATCTATTCCAGTTGGTACGCAGCCTGCTGATATTTCAATTAGAACAATGAGTGAAGACAACGCAAATTATGATATGGAAGTGTTACTAAAAGTACCACGAGATTTAATTCCCACATCTGAACCAGTTAAAAAGATAGCAGAAAAATTTAAACATATTATAAAAATAAATCCTTCATCGGACGGAAGACGTCAAGTTTGGACTGCAAGGTGGTGGTTAACTGTTAGAGAAGCAAATGAGTTGGAGCAGTGGAGAAAAGAATACGAAGAAGAATATGCTGATTTTTAAACGAAACTATTATGAGATACAAATCAATACCAACAAAAAAAGATGAAAATGGAAACACCATTGTTTCAACTTCCATTATTCCTGCTATTAGAAAACAAAGTACAGATACTTTTGTTGTGATGGTAGAAAAAACACGACTCGATCACCTAGCACATAGATTTTACGGAAATCCAAATTATTGGTGGATAATTGCTAATGCAAACGACATCAAAGGTACAATGTATGCTAAATTAGGCTCGCAAATAAGAATTCCACGTGATATTAATAGAATAATTTCCGAATACAATAGAATCAATAATATATAATGGCAAAAGCACCTAAATCTGCGGACGAACAATTACATGGTTCAAATGTACACGGTCAACCACTTGATGCGTTTGCGGAAAAAGATTGGTGTGTAGAAGACGATTTGCAATTTCCCGCACGGAATCAAATTCGTAAGTGGGTTCGTGAGGAGTTTTTAAATCGTTGGAGAAATTTCGGATTACAATATACACATCTTACACCTGGTGCAGAAAATTATGCGGCCGGTGAATCAACTCAATACAATGCTTATTCGGATCAATTTGGATATGACGCAGTTGCGTCACAAAATGCAGAGCACTTAGCAGAGTGGGATCAAAAAATATACAAAGGACCTAAAACTGCATGGGGTACTGTAGTATCAAGTGCAATAGTACAAGACTCCGATGATCCTGATAAGGATTTTCAAGGTTTTGTTCTTGGTGGCAATGGAAATTTCCACGATACATATGGATTTGATCCTGGTGACGGAGTAAATGGTGGTGGAGGTGAAGCAAAAACTTTATTGGGATATGATTTAAGTAAACAACCAAGACGACATGAAATAGATGAAAAAAGTTACAAATTTAGACCATCACCTGGAATAACAAGCATAGAATCCGAAGATATCGAACCTGGTAAAAACTTTAGAAAAACAACAGTTAATTTTACGTGTTGGAGTCAAGACCAACTAGATTATTTACAACCTTACTTTTTTCAACCAGGAATGACTGCAATAGTTGAATGGGGGTGGAATACATTTCCAAGGGATGCTCTTATTACAAGATGTGCCGATGAATATTGGGAAGTTCATCGTTTGTGGAATAATGAAAAATCAAATTTTAAAAATGATGTACTTCCAAATCCATCACCTGCATCTGAACATATTCGTAGAGGGTGTGGTAATTATGGATTTGCGATGGGATTGATTACAAACTTTAATTATAGTATGAGAGATGATGGTGGTTATGATTGCTCTATACAAATTTCTTGTATGTCAGAAGTTGGCCAGCAAATCATGGCATCGGGTGCGGTTGATAAACAAAAAGAAGATTCTAAGTTTACTGATATTAAAACCTTCGTTAATAAAACATTAAGACGTTCACTTTTGGGTAAGTATGATATAGGTTCAACCATGAACGAAGGATTGTCTCCAACGGATCAAAAACTAAAAGAGGAGATTCGTGGTAGTGCGGATGATAAAGCTGTAAAAGCAGCCGAAGAAGAAGCATATAAACTTGCACGAGGTCGTTATTTTAGTTTCAATATGTATGATTCTTCAAAACCTTTTATGGCTGGAAAATCAAATGCAAACGGAGGAACTTACATAACAGTTGGATATTTGATTGATATATTTAATATGTTTTTTGCGAGGAGGTCAGAGCAGACCAATGCACATATATCACACTTCACGGTCTATGGATGCAGATGTGTTGCTCATCCAAATATAAAATCGGTGGATGGAAGTGTTTTATTAATACCAAATTCAGTAGCACCTAGATGGAATACCGAAACATTTAATGGTTCAACCATTGCCAAAACAAAATCCGCAGGAGCACATTCATCAAGACCATCAGGATATTCTGTTTTGAAAAAAGGTGAAGCTGGAGGATCAAAGCAATGTTATAAAGATACTTCACGGGCATTTATAGATATTGTAAAAGCAATGAATCCCGGAAAAAGTCCACCTGCAACGGTAGACGAAGCACTAAAAATGAGTCCAAGAGACGATTTGTACCAAATACTTTCGGTAAAAGCAACTTCGGGATACAATTTACAACATCCTGCGATTTCCAATAAATTTGATCTAAATTTAAAAGAAGCAGTTGCATTGTCACATGGGCAGAAAAAAATAGATCGTCTTAGTCAAGCATGGGTAGAAGCAAACGATTGCGTTCGTCCTTTTCCAGACTTCGCATCGGATACAGAAGAGGGTCCCGGAATCACTGGAAACACAATGGGTTACTCAGGACGGATTGAAGATTTATATGTCAATTTGGATGTAATCACGGACTCATTCAATCACGGTGAAAATGCGTCTGCAATATTACTTGATATTATGCGAAAGGTATCTGCGGCTGCGGGTAATATATGGAAATTTGCCATAATTGGAAGAGATATTCATACTTCATCTAATATTGCATTGGCATTGGTAGATCAAAATTTCTCTGGATCAGAAACCGTTGGTCAACAAAAATTAGATGCGTGGGTATTTCCGTCTCACCGTGGGGATAGTATGGTAAGAGAACTTGATTTAAGTGTAGAACCAACATCTGAAATGGCATCTATGATAGTATTTGGTAACTTGGATAAAAAGAATGGTTTTTTTGCAAAAGAAGACCATGACTTAATTTTAAAAGGAGCAAAAAATCCATTGGAAGGTGCGGTGGCAAATTTAAAAGATGTTGATAAACATCCCACTAACATAGAAGATCCTGAAAAATATATTGTTACTGCTTCAAGTAAATTTTTCGGAGTAGATGCAACATCTGCTTCGTTTCCTTCGTATCCAGTAGACGAAGACCTTGGTCAGTGGGATATTTCATACACAGATAAAGATGGAAAGAAAAAAACTTTAAAAGCAGATAGTGAAGCAGACCGAGAGAAAAATATAGATAATATCAAAAAAGATAAAAATAAAAATGAATCTAGTTTAAAAACTGGTTCTGCTAAAAAGCAAAAGAAAAAAAAGAGTTATGGAAGTGCAGTTGGTCCCGGTGATATTAAACGCAAACGGACATTTCAAATTAAAGCAGATTATGATTTTGTAAATAAAGTTGCGAAAAGTGAAGGTAAAGAGGGTTCAACTAACGATAGGGTCTGGAAGCATAGTGGTGACCTGGTAAATGACGACATGGATCGTGAAAGAGTGAAAAAAAGACCAACTTTACATTTAGTAGGCAAGGTAATACATTTTGGAACTTATACGAGTGGGTTGAATGATGTGTGGAAAGAACCATACCAACAAGATTGGCCAGATGATGATAAAAATTATAAGATTGTGTCAATTACATGGAATCCTACATACAAAGATCCTGATTGGACTGGAGACGGATATGAAATTGAAGAAGAAATGGATTTTCCATATGAAGTCCATTTAGAAGAACTTCCTGGACAAGAAACGTCTTTACATCCATCTGCTTTGCAAGCATATCACAATGCAAAAGAAAAACATGGTGATGACTTTGATTCGGAAAACTCTGAGCATTTAGACCCAAAAATTGCAAAATATATAAAACAAAATAATTTAAGTGAAGAGTATTTAGATAAACAAGATATATTAACATATAAATCAAATAATAATATGAGTCAAAAAATGTCTGTATCCAGAGCAAATGTTAAAATACATGATGATGGTTATGGTACAGATAAAAATGATTATGAAATAAACATTGAACTTGTTGATATTGATAGAAATAGAATGAAAGACTTTTGTGAACTCGATCCAAGTCCAAAAAATAATATTATTAATAATATGCCCTTACCTGGAGTTGAACTTACAATGAAAATAGATGGAGTTGAAGGTTTGCGTTTATACGATACATTTAATTGTGCCGGAATTCCAAAAAGATACTTTGAAAAGGGGATTTTTGCTATAACTGGAATCAAGCACTCAATTGGAGACGGAGATTGGTCAACTACAATTGAATCTCATTATTATCCTGGAGCAGATTAAAAATGAAATACGAAGAACACGAAAATATATACATGAACAATTTCTATAAGGTTTTATCAAAACATCGTGGAAAAAGAGAATCTGGGTATATGTTTTTAAATCCAAAGTATAAAAAACCAAGTGAAGACGAAATTGATTATAGCAACGAAGTAATGGTAAGATACTTTGCACAAAAATCAAATTCAGCAACTGCAACTGTTTATGAAGTTGATAGTGTTCAGTTTAACTCTTTGCAAAAAAATCCTTTTTATACTTGCATCGGAGTATTGTGGAAAATAAAAGGAAACACCGAGACAACTGACAGTTCCGATGGTCCTATAGTTGGAGTTCGTGATTTTAATAAAGATTCAACCGCACGTGCTAAAAAGACAATCAATAATATAAACTTGGTCTTGAATAATCCACTTGAATTTTACAAAGATATATAATATAATATTATTATATGTTTATAGAAAGTCCCAACGAAGCAAAAGAACTTCTTTCGTTGCTTGATTGTAATTCAAGTATTTTGAATTTGTATTACACATATCCGAATTTACATTCACACGAGAATAAACCACTTGCGTTGTTTGTTAATGTTAAAAAGGAATTCTATGTAATTTCATTTAATCATCCTGATTCTATGAACATTCCATCGGAATATTTAAACATGATATTCAAGACATTGGGCAATAAAATAATATTTGATAGAAAAAAAATTCAATATCATGTGAACACATTTGAAAATTCAACCGATGCATTGGTGTGTTCGTATCTGTCAAATAAAACTGAATTAAACAACGAATATAATCATAGTAGATTGAAAGATTTAAGATCAGTTCCTATAATGGTATTATTAAAGCATTTCAAAGAATTGTGCAGTTCTGTTGAAAACTTAAAATTAGATTCCAACTTACTTGAATATGAACGAGATTTTTCATCGGCATTGCATGGAATAGAAAAAAATGGATTGTTTGTTTCAAACTTTAATTTGGGTGATACTAATTTAGTAGATGAAAATAATTTAGTTTATAGTCAATATAATATGATGACTCCGACAGGTCGTCCGAGTAATGCATTTGGAAATGTTAATTTCGCTGCACTCAATAAAAAGACTGGGCAACGTGATTGTTTCACAAGCAGATTCAGAGAAGATGGTTTGTTGGTGATGGTAGATTATGAAAGTTATCACCTGCGTTTATTGGGTAATTATTTAAAGTATGATTTACCTTCTACATCTTTACATGAATATCTAGGAAAATATTATCACGGAAAAGATACACTAACCGAAGAAGAATATGAGTTTTCCAAGAAAGTGACTTTTAACTTAATTTATGGTGGAATAAGTGATGATATAAAACAAAATGTTCCTTTTATGAAAGCAATTGCTGAGTATGTAGATTTTGTATGGAGTTATTACCAAAAAAATCAATATGTTGAAACATGGTACTATAAACGAAAAATTGCATCTATGTTTTTTGGTGATAAAATAAATTCATATAAAGTATTCAATTATTTATTGCAGTCAGCGGAAACTGAAAAAAATTGCGAAGTTATTTTGAAAATAAATAAGTTTATGCAAAATCGTAAATCGAGCATGATATTATACACATACGATGCGTTTTTATTTGATATGCACAAAAGTGAATTTGAAATTATTAAAGAACTACAACCAATTATTACATCAAATAACGAATATCCTGTTAGAACATATATCGGAAAAACATACGGAGACATGAAGCAAATTTAAATTTTAGAATGACGATAAGATATTTATACACAAAAGGTTATATCTTATGAGAACTAAACTACTTTGTACATTCACCGATATGCAATCGTATGATGCAGAATTAAACGCAGTAAAAAAGTATTACGATATAGTTTTTGATAAAATTTTTATTTTACAAGATATAGATGATTTAAATAGTTTAATGTTGACTTACAACATAAATCAAGATACTCTAAATTCTAACAATTTCTACAAAAATACAATAAGTGTACATAGAAAAAAAGATTCCAACACATTATATACAATTAACTCATTGAACGCATTAATAAGAAAATTGAATAACGGTGTACTTGATAACAAGTTTGTTATTGACTGGAACTTATACAAAAACAAAATACTGCTAGTTGACGGAGATTCTTACAGAGAAGTTAGCACTCGTCTGTATAATATTAAAAAAGTTTAAAAAATAAGTTGACTACTAATTAAAAATAAAATAAGGTAATGGTTATGGAAAATAAAAAACGACAAAAAGAAAATAAGGAAAGAGCAAGCACCCTCGAATCCTTGATTAGGTCCGATAACGATGATGCGGTGAGCACCTATGAGTCTTTAAATTGGACGGGTACATTTTGGGATTATATTGAGATGTTGGAAGAAGCTCCGCAAATCGCAAGAAACTCCTACCAAAGACTTTACGATATGGTGATGTCTCACGGAACATCCGAATTTACATATTGCAAACGACAACACGTTAAATACAAGTTCTTTGAAGGTCTTGGTGATATTTCCATTTATGGTTTAGAAGAAAATTTAATGGAATTTATGGACATTCTTAAAAGTGCAAGTCGTCACTATGGTCCTGAACGTCGTGTTATTCTTTTACATGGTCCCGTTGGAAGTAGTAAGTCTACTATCGTTACTGCTCTTAAAAAAGGACTAGAACATTATACTCAAACTGAAGAAGGTGCTTTATATTCATTCAGTTGGAAAGTATCTGACAAAGCAGGAAAAGAAATTTTAGTTCCATGTCCAATGAACGAAGAACCATTAAAACTTCTTCCTGATGATATTCGTAGTGAAATCATCAATAAATTAAATTCAAAAAGAAGTGATGACGATTACAAAATTAAATTAGACGGAGCACTAAATCCTGTTAATGAATTTTACTATAATCAATTAATGGAAATGCATGGTGGTGATTATCGTAAGGTGCTTGACCATATCGTAATTCGCCGTGTTACTCTTTCTGAAAAGAATCGTATTGGTATCGGTACATTCCAACCAAAAGATGAAAAGTCACAAGATGCAACTGAACTTACAGGTGATATTAATTACCGAAAGTTGGCAGAGTACGGAAGTGAAAGTGATCCACGAGCATTCGATTTTGATGGAGAATTCCTCGTATCTAATCGTGGTTTGATTGAGTTTCAAGAAATTCTTAAACTTCAAACTGAGTTCTTGTATGATTTACTTGGTGCAACCCAAGAACATCGTGTTAAACCACGTCGTTTCAATCAAGTACCTATTGATGAAGTTATTCTTGGTCACACCAATAATGCTGAGTTTGAAAAGTTGACCAACAACAAATTCATGGAAGCACTTCGTGACAGAACAATTAAAATTGATATTCCTTATCTTCTCAAGATTGACGAAGAAAAGAAGATTTATGATCACTTCTATAACAAAAACACTGTAAATAAGCACATTGCTCCTCATACAACTTATTTGGCTGCGTTGTTCGCAGTTGTAAGTCGTTTGGAAGAAAGTTCCAAGCAAGATATGGGTATCATTCAAAAAGCAAAACTTTACAATGGTCAAAGTGTACATGGTTTCACGGACGAACACGTAAAAGAAATGCAAGAGGAATCACCAAAAGAAGGATTATATGGTGGAGTATCCGCACGATTCATTCAGAATCAATTTTCTAATGCAATTGTAAATCCAAGAATGGGTGCTAAAAGTTTAAATCCATTCATGTTGTTTGCACAAATTCGTGAAGGACTTAAAAGTTATAGTGGGTTTAATAGTGAAGATAATAAAAAGAATATGTTTGAACGACTTGAAGCAGTTGAAAAAGAATATGACAGAATTGTTAAACGAGAAGTACAACAAGCACTTAGTAGTAGTGAGGAAGCAATAAAAGCAACTTGTACCAACTACATAGATAACATCGTTGCGTATATTCAAGACGAAAAAGTTACTAACCAAGTTACCGGTAAAGAAGAAGTTGCCAATGAACAACTTATGCGTAGTATAGAAGAAAAGATTGGCATTTCCAATGGCATGAAGGACGATTTCCGTAGAGAAATTATGAATTACATGGGTGGACTTGCCGCTAAAGGCAAAGAGTTCAAATACGACTCTAATGAGCAGTTATACAAAGCACTTGAAAAGAAGTTGTTTGAAGATACCAAGGATAGCATCAAGTTATCTGCTCTTGCTCAAGATACCGCAACTGTAGTTGACAAAGAACTTCTTGAAAAGATCGATGCGTTGAAGCAACGATTGATTACATCATTTGGATACGATGAAGATAGTGCTTCAGATGTTCTTACATATGTTGGAAGTATTTTTGCAAGAGGTGATGCAGACGAAGACGAAGATTAATAGTCAACGAATACATCATTATGCCATCACGTAGAATACGAGAAGACCACGGTGAATACAGAGATATCGTCAAAGGAAATGTTGACGAAAAACTCAAAAAACACATTAAAGGTGGTCAACGAGTTACACGAAGAGGAAAAGACTTCGTAGTAGTTCGGGTTCCTCACGTAGAACTTCCGAGTTTTCGTTACGGACAACCTTCTGATGGAGGTGGTGTCGGCAACGGAGAAGCAGATGTAGGAGATGAAGTTGGTGACGGACCACCACAGGGTCAAGGTCAAGGTGGACAACCTGGTGATGGTGGAGACGGAGACGGAGACGGTCACGAAATTGATGTTGGAATTAGCATGGATGCTTACTTTGATATGATCGGTGAAGAACTTCAATTGCCAAATTTGCTTCCTAAAGAAAATGGAGAAATGGTCAAAGAAAAAATCAAGTGGAATCGCATTGCCAAAGTAGGAAACAATAGTTTGCTTCATAAACGCAAAACTCTCAAGAATGCTTTCAAACGATTGATTTCATCAGAAGATTACAATCCAGAAGATTTATCTAACTTTTATCCAATTAAAGATGATAAAGAATTCAGAAGTTGGAGTTCAGTTGAAGTACCCGATACAAATGCGGCTATATTCTTTGTATCAGATATTTCTGCAAGTATGGACGAAGAAAAACGAGCATTAATTCGTGAGTTGTGTTGGTATCTTGATAATTGGGTACAAAGATTTTATCAAGAAACACAAGTAAAGTATATTGTTCACGATCATCATGCACAAGAAGTAGATCAAGAAAAGTTCTACAAATATAAAAGTGGTGGTGGAACACAAATTAGTAGTGCTTTTCATTTGGTAAATGACATTGTTGAAAAAGCATTTCCTTTAAATGAATGGAACATTTATGTGTTCTATTTAAGTGACGGAGAGAATTTTGGTTCTGATAATGATTTGTGTGTAGATTATTTAAAAACAATGCAAAAGTATGCAAATTTAATTGGTATAACTGAAGTCAAGGCAGTAAGAAGTTGGGCAACGTTTTTACCTCACATACAAACTAAGTTATCAAGTGGAGAACTTGATCCGAAGACAATTGTAACTGCATCTATGGATTCTCCATCTGATGTGTTCAAAACTCTTCAAAAATTATTAACACCTGCCGATGAAGAAGTACCTTTTTAAGTTATGGGAATTGCATGGGAAGTAGATAGTTTAAACGAAGGAGTATGTCCAGAGTTGGCTGCTCTTATACCTGAGTGTTTAAAGGCGTGTTATGATAATGGACTTGATCCATATCCGTTGGTTATTGAAGAATTTGATGCGGACGAAATAGTTGAGATTGCCGCTTATGGTGGTTTTCCTGTTCGTTATCCTCATTTTAATTTTGGACAACAATTTGAGCAGTTACATCATCAGTATCATTCAGGTATGGGTAAGATTTATGAAATGGTTGTAAATACTGATCCGACTTATATGTATCTGCAACGTAACAATCCTATTGTTGATAATTTAACTGTTGTTGCACACGCAACTGCACATAGTGATTTTTTTAAAAACAATATTATGTTCAAGCATACGAATCGTAACATGATGAATGTTATGGCAAATCATAGTGATAAAATTCGTATGTACATGGATAGATTTGGTAGAAAGAAAGTAAAAGACTTTTTAAATGCAGCTCTTGCTATTGATGATTTAATTGATCCATCATTATGTTATCGTGAAAGTAGTTTAAAGAAAGCAACAAAGTTTAACTTTGAAGATCGTCAACCCCGTGAGCACGTTTCTCGTTTAGACACTAAAGAGTATATGCAGAAGTATGTTAATCCTGCACATTATATTGAAAAGCAAAGACGTGAACGTGAAGAACGACAAAAATTAGCAGAAAATAAGTTTCCATTGAAACCTGAACGAGATATTATGTTGATGATTATCAATCATTGTCGTTTAGAACCTTGGCAACAAAATATTCTTAGTATGATTCGTGATGAATCTATTTATTATCGTCCACAAGGAATGACAAAAGTTCTTAATGAAGGTTGGGCAAGTTATTGGGATTCATATATTATGGCAACTTGTAATTTTGCAGGAGACGATGGTATTTTTGATTATGCAAAACACCATGCAGGAGTTTTGGGTGGTAAATATAACATGAACAATCCATACAAACTTGGAAATACTTTGTTGCGTGATATTGAAGACCGATGGAATAAAGGTAAGTTTGGTAAAGAATACGAAAATTGCGACAATGGTGATGAAAAAAGATATTGGAATAAAAACTTAAATCTAGGTCGTGAAAAACTATATGAAGTTCGTGAGAACTATAATGATGTTACATTTTTAAATGAATTTTTTACAAGAGATTTTTGTGAGAAGTATGAGTATTTTGAATATGCTTTAGATAAATCAACAAACAAATATGTCGTTGTTAGTAAAGATCACAAAAAGATAAAAGAAAAGTTAGTTGAACGCCACGTTAATATGGGTCGTCCTGTGATTTACATGGAGAACATGAAATACAAAAATACTGAGATTTTACTTAGACACGACTTTGATGGAAGACCACTTGATATCAAATATGCAACGGGAACTATGGCATATTTACATGAAATAATGAAGAAACCAATCAACATTCTTACATACGATGTAGAAACAGAAGGTTACGGAGAAAACAAAGAAACTGTTGAAGTTGAAGTTCGTTATCGTTACAACAACGGAGAAATGAAAAGATTTGAAGGTGGGAAGTTGTAATGCGTGAAACCCATAAACCAAGTTTACCATTTTGATAATTTAAAACTTCTTAATCTACTAGATACAAATAGTGTAGATTTAGTTTATTGTGATATTCTTTATGGAACTGGTAAAAAGTTCAAAGATTATACAGATTTACCAAACAATAAAAAAGATATAGATGATCATTATATTCCTCGTTTACACGAAATGAATCGTGTGTTAAAAGAAACAGGAACCATATATCTTCAAATGGACTTGCGTATTGTTCATTGGATACGAATTTTGATGGATAATATATTTGGATATGAAAACTTCAGAAACCAAATTGTAGTAAAATTTAATATAGGTGGTCGTGGAAAAAAAGAGTTCGCAAAAAAACATGATTACATAATTGTGTATACAAAATCGAATGATTTTGTTTTCAATGATTTAGATATTCGGGTTCCATATAAATCTGTAATCAGTAAAAAACAAGATCGTCCTAATATTACCGAAGAAAAATTAAAAGTTGGAACGATACCTACAAATATTTGGGATGACATCCCATCGGGTTTAAAAGTTAAAAAACAAACTGATTATTATTCAGAAAAACACCCAAAGATACTTGAACGCATCATTAAAGCAAGTAGTAACGAGGGAGATTTAGTTGCAGATTTTTATTGTGGAAGTGGAACGACACTCGATGTTGCTAAGTCTTTAAATCGTAATTATTTAGGATGTGACATCAACAAAAAAGCAGTCGAAGTTTCACGCAAAAGAATTGAAAAAAATCTTCAAAAATCTACTTAAAAATTGACACAAAACGAGTTCTGAGATATATTTATATACACACATTAATTCGTTAATGTAATTAATAAATAACAATTGAAAAATGACAAATGAATCAAAGAATTTAGATGCCTACGGCATTCGATTAGACGTGTTAAAAAACGCAAAAGAGATGGTATGGGAAGCATGGCACATGGAAAAAGAAGAACTCCAAGAACGTGCTAAATACGATAATTCTGCTCCCGAAATACCTCCACTTCCAACTACACACGAAGTATTAGAAGTTGCTTCGATTTTTTACAATTTCGTTGAAAATGACGGAAAATCTTCTTGATTAATATAATTCTGATTGACGAATATCAAAACGAATAGTATTATATTAAGAATAATAATAAAACATACAAAAATTAAGGAATAAAAAATGGCTATTGACCTAAATAAAATAAAAGCAAAGTTGAATAATTTGTCTCAGACAAATAATCGCAAAAACTATCAATGGAAACCTCAACCTGGTAAGCAACAAGTTCGTATTGTACCATACAAGCATCAACCCGATAATCCATTTATTGAGTTGTATTTTCATTATGGAATCAATAATAGAACATACTTATCACCAAAGTCGTTTGGTCGTCCTGACCCAATCGTTGAGTTTGCTGAAAAGTTAACTCGTAGTGGTGACAAAGATGATTACCGCATGGGTCGTTCGTTAATGCCAAAGATGCGTACATTTGTACCTGTTCTTGTTCGTGGAGAAGAAGCAGAAGGAGTTAGGTTTTGGGGTTTCGGTAAAGAAGTTTACCAAGAACTATTGAGTGTTATTGCTGATCCCGATTATGGAGATATTACTGATTCTACACAAGGAAGAGACATCACCATTGAGTTTCTTTCCGCAGAAGAAGCAGGAAGATCATTTCCAAAAACTAACATTCGTGTTAAACCAAACACATCACCTATATCCGAAAATAAGAATATCGTTGATGGTGTTGCCAACAATCAAGCAGAAATCACAGAGATTTATCAAGAACTTGGTTATGATGAATTGAAGGATGCTCTTGAAAAGTGGGTAAGTGGTGAGTCTGAAGAAGATGCACCACCGGCAGAATCGGTTGATTCCGAAACTGTCAAGGTTGAAAAAACCGAAAGTGAAGTAAAGCAACCAACCGTTGCTAGTGCAACTACAGACCAAAGCAAACCAAACGCAACTTCCACGGAAGATGTAGAGGCTGCTTTTGAAGAGTTGTTTAAGTCTTAAAGAAGTAAAAAGAACTATAAGTGTGGTGGGGGTGTTCCCTCACCACACAAGTTCACAAACTAAAAATTATTAAATATGGCAAAGAAAAAAGAAGTAAAAACAGCAAGCAAATCTGATGATTTAGCAAGTGTACTTGCAGATAGTTTAAATACTGCATATAAAGACGAAGGTAAAGTTGCCTTCTTTTTAAGTGAAGGTGATGATCCGTCACTTATATCTGATTGGATTTCAACTGGTAGTAGTCTTCTTGATCTTGCTATTTCAAATCGTCCTAATGGTGGAATTCCAACAGGACGAATCACAGAACTAACTGGACTTGAACAAAGTGGAAAAAGTTTAGTATCAGGTCATATTCTTGCGGAAACTCAAAAGAAAGGGGGTGTTGCGGTATTAATTGATACCGAGACCAGTGTATCCATTGAGTATCTAAAAGCAATTGGTGTTGATACTGAAAAGTTATTGTATGTTCATGTTGACACGGTTGAAGATATTTTTGCAACGATTGACAACATCATTGCAACTGTACGTAAAAGCAACAAAGATAAACTTGTAACTATTGTAACAGATAGTGTATCAGCTGCATCAACTAAAATTGAAATGGCGGCAGATTATGCAAAGGATGGTTACGCAACCACCAAAGCAATTTTAATTAGTAAAGCAATGCGTAAGTTAACTTCAACAATCGGAAGACAAAAAATTGCATTGGTATTTACTAATCAACTCCGACAAAAGATGGGAGTTATGTTTGGTGATCCGTGGACAACGAGTGGTGGAAAAGCAATTGCGTTTCACGCAAGTGTTCGCATTCGTCTCAAAAGCATGGGTCAAATTAAAAAAGGTGCAACAACAGAAGTTATCGGTGGCAAATGCGAAGCAACTATTGTAAAAAACAGAATGGGACCTCCTCAAAGAAAAGCATCATTTGAAATTTATTTTAATCGTGGCATTGATGACATCGGAAGTTGGATAACAACTTTAAAAACTCACAAAATCTTAAAACAAGGTGGTGCTTATTATTCATTTACAGACTCTAAGGGAAAAGACTATAAGTTTATGGCAAAAGAATTTCCTGAAATGCTGAAAGATGAAGATTTAAGAACTGAACTATACACACATATATGTGATAATCTAATCATGGAATATCAATCAGCAAATAGTGTTATAGATGAAGACGTTGAGTTTACAGATAATGCTGAAATAGAAGATGCAGAACTGGCATCGGTTTCAAATGAGCAATAATAAAATATTTAGTTTATTTCAGGAATTTTCAGAAGAGCAAAGGGCTGAGTTAGACGCAAACAGAACAATAAACTCTGATGCTCTTTTAATTGATGGTATGAACACATTTATGCGTGTTTGGAGTATGTACCCAACCACGAATGACAATGGAGATCATATAGGTGGTTACACGGGGTTTCTAAAAAGTATAGGTCATGCTATTCGTTTGCGTAAACCCACTCGTTGTATAATCATATTTGATGGCAAGGGTGGTTCTTCAAGAAGACGTAAGATTTTTTCTGATTATAAAATGAAAAAGAATGTACGATTTCGTGTGAATCGTGCATTGAGTTTGGATATGGATCAAGGAGAAGAAGATAACTCAATGAAAAAACAAATAGTTAAACTCATTGAATATCTTAATATGCTTCCTGTTACAACTATTTGCATGGACAATGTCGAAGCAGATGATGTTATTGCATTACTTGCTCGTTCTTATTTCAGTGGACTTGGTAAAAAGTGTACTATAATGAGCACCGATAAAGATTTTCTTCAACTTGTAGATGATGACGTAACGATTTATAGTCCAACTAAACGAACTGTTTATACTCCTGAGAAAGTATTGCATGAATATGGAATCCATCCGAGTAATTTTTTATTGTATAGAACAATAGACGGAGACCGTGGTGATAATATAGACGGAATTAAAGGTGTAGGTGAGAAAAAACTAAAAACTGCATTTCCTGAATTTACAAATGACACAAAACTAAATATAAATGATTTATTACAAATCTCAGAGAAAAAACAAAAAGAGATGCCTTTGTATAAGAACTTTCTTAAAGAAGAAAATCAAATTTTGCTGAAACGAAATTATGATTTGATGCAACTGACTGATTCTATATTACCTGCAAGTATGCAAACAAAAGTATTTGATCATGTTGATTCTTCTGTTACAACTCTTAATAAATTTGAGTTTAGTAAAAAGTTTGCAGAAGACCAATTATGGGCTGCGTTTCCTAACCATCACAACTGGTTGATGGAAACATGGACAATTCTGAATAACTATGCGATTTCTTCACAATCGTAATTTTTTTAAAAAAAGTCTTGATTGGATTCCAATCATTTGATAATCTAATTCTTATATATGACGGAGACTATAAATAATAATGTGGATACCTTACAAAAGTTTGGGACTACATTTCAAAGTAAAACTATTCGTGCTTTAATTGACGATAAAAAGTTCTTAGAAAGAACACATGACATCATTGAAACTGAATATTGGGAGAGTGAACCAAACAAATGGATTGTAGAAGAAATACTTAGTTATTACGGCAAGTATAAACGAACAACTACTCTTGATGTTTTTAAAATCAGATGTGATGATATAGGAATTGATTCACTCAAGGCTGCGGTTATTGATCAACTTAGAAGTATTTTTACTCAAGTAGAAACGCACGACGCCGAGTTTGTTAAAAATGAGTTTTTGAACTTTTGTAAAAATCAAAAACTGAAAAATGCAATTATGCAAAGTGTTGACTTTCTTAAAGGTGGTCAATACGACTCCATTAAACGAATTGTTGATGATGCACTTAAAGCAGGAACAGAACGAAACATGGGGCATGATTATGCTCGTGATATTGAGTTAAGAATGTCAGAAACTGCCAGAGATACAATTTCAACAGGACAAGAAGTCATAGATGATTTAACAAATGGGGGACTTGGACCAGGAGAACTAGGGGTTATTATCAGTAGTGCAGGTGGAGGAAAAAGTTGGTGTTTGGCAAGTTTAGGTAAGTCAGCAATGCAACTTGGGAAAAACGTGTTGCATTATACAATGGAACTTAATGAGTGCTATGTTGGTCTTCGTTATGATAGTTGTTTTACAGGCATTCCGTTTCAGGATATCATGGAACACGAAGAAAAAGTAAAAAGTATTGTAGCAGGTATCAAAGGAAAACTTCTTATTAAAGAATATCCAACCAAAAGTGTAGGAGTGAGTACAATCCTTGCACACGCAAATTTAGCAAATACAATGGGGTATCCTGTTGATATGGTCGTGATTGACTATGCAGATATTTTATCTCCTGGTAATCACGGAAATAATGCCAACAGTTATGTTGAGCAAGGAGGAATTTATGAGGATCTCCGAGGCCTTGCGGGCGAACTCGGAGTACCTGTGTGGACTGCATCACAAGCAAGTCGTTCATCGTTAGAAGATAATATTATTGAAGCACAAAAAGTTGCGGATAGTTATCGGAAAATAATGACGGCAGATTTCGTGATAAGTTTATCAAGAAAAGCAACTGACAAAGTCAGTAACACAGGTAGATTTCATGTCATTAAAAATCGGTTTGGACCCGATGGTTTGACATTTCCAAGTAGAGTTGACACGTCTTCGGGTGTTATTGAAATATATGATGAAAAAAGTACAAAGGGTGCGGAAATAATGGTGGAAATGAATGATTCTGAGAATGGGACAAAGAATCTATTGAAAACTAAGTATGATCAAATGAATACCAATAAAAAATCATATAATAACGAAGATGTTGTTGATATTGGGTAAAAAATTCTGTATATATAGTATGTATTTTTACGATGTATTTCGTAAAATATATTTATATAATTAAATTATAATGTTAATATAAAAAACTAACAAAAGGTTACAAGTGAAAGTAAAAAAACGCAACGGTAGACTAGAAGATTTTAATGTTGATAAAATCAACAAATGTGCAGAACGAGCTGCAAAGAATTTAGATAATGTTAGTGCCAGTGAAGTATTAATTGACGCAAAAATTAAGTTGTTTGATAAAGTAACAACTATGGACATTGACAAATCACTTATTATGAGTGCTAGGTCTAAAATTGAGTTTGAGCCGAATTATGCTTATATGGCTGCAAGAATGCTTCTTAATACAATTTACAAAGAAGTATTCGGTGAAGGAGTGGACAGTGATGCATTTGAACTTCAGTATCGGAAAAGTTTTATTACGAATATGCGTAGATTAGTCCGTGAAGAAATTTTGGACGAACAACTTCTTGAGTGTTTTGATTTACGTGAACTTAGTAGTATATTGAATATTGAACGAGAAAAAGATTGGAAGTATCTTGGTATTCAAACTATATATGATCGGTATTTACTGCACATAGAAGGTCGTAGAATGGAAACTCCACAAGCAATGTGGATGCGTATTGCTATGGGTCTTGCGTTGAACGAGAAACCCGAAGAACGTCAAGCATACGCAATCAAATTTTATGAAACACTCAGTCAGTTTGATGTAGTAAGTTCGACACCAACTT